ATGTGTGCCACGCTATGGTATCATGCTTGTATGGCTGGCTATCGTATCAAAACTGATCCGCACCGTTATTTGAAAGATCGTGATGGCGTCTACCAATACGTCAGGCGAGTGCCGACGGACGTCGCGTCCAAAGATGGCCGAGCCCCGATTGTCAGGATCAGCTTAAAGACAAACGACCTGGCTCGCGCGATGACGAAGCGCAACGAATACGAATCTGCTGACGACGCGTTATGGGCGATGTTGAAGGCTGGGGCTGCTGGCGATAAGGCAAGGGCACTTTATGATGCCGCCATTAAGCGAGCCGAGGCTATCGGCATTTCCTATATGCCAGCAGAAAAAATGCTTTTGCTGACTGATGATGCGCTGGCTGGCCGTTTACAACTCGTCACGGGAAATCCTGCTGAAGACACTGCAACCGTGGGAGCCGCAAGCATCCCGTCGGTCTCTGTAAAGCAGGCGTTGAAAATCTACTTCGATGAAATTACGCCAGATGAACTGACTGGAAAAAGCGAAATCCAGAAGAAACGTTGGCGCGCACACAAGCAGCGGGCGATCGACCATTTTGTGAAGATTGTCTCGGATAAGGCTATCGCGGACATAACGCGCGAGGACGCCCAGAAATTCTATAAGGTTTGGCTACAAATGATAACGAAGCCAGCCAAAGGGAAGCAGCCGATATCCGCCAGTATGGGCAATCGCATGATGGGCGGGATGCGTGTTCTCTTTGCTGAATACTTCAAGCATATGGGCGACAGGGATCGGCCGAACCCGTTCCGCGATTTAAGCTTTGCGGAGAAGGTTGAAAAGTCACGGCCACCGATCCCGACGCAGTTGATCAGCGACAAGTTCCTGACATACGGCCCGCTCGTCAGTATGAACGATGAGGCACGCGGGATCGTGCTAGCGATGATTGAAACGGGCTGTCGGCCAAGCGAACTTTGCAACATTACGGCCGAGCACATATTCCTGGCCGACAAGGTTCCGCATATCCTGATTGCGCCACGAAAAGATGCTGCAGATCCGCGCGAGATTAAAACCGCTTCGTCTGTTCGCAAGCTGCCGTTGGTCGGCATAGCGCATGAGGTTTTTAAGAAACATCGGAATGGCTTCCCTCGTTACAAGAACAAGGAAGACACGCTATCGGCGACGCTGAATAAGTATTTCAAGGACAACGAGCTGTTTCCGAAGAGTGCCGGCTATACCGTCTATTCGCTTCGCCACTCATTCGAGGATCGCATGAAAGAGGCGGGCCTGGACGATGAACTGCGCCGGATGCTGATGGGCCATACAGTTGACCGCCCACGATATGGCACGGGCGGTTCCTTGGAATGGCGAAAAGAACAGATGGAAAAATTCACGCTGCCGTTCGACGCAGCCGTGATTTGATGCGGTCGCGAATATTGTCGTTTCCAGCTAGACTGCGCTGCATCCTCTCTACACGCTCATAAAGTGGCAGGAGATTCTGTTCCGTTTCAGGGAAACAGGCAATTACACCGGCAATAGCGTCTAGCCATCGTTCAGTGTCGGCGTAGGTGTAAGCTGGCACCGCTCACTCACTTTCCGGCGACACGACACGGCCTGCCTTCTCCGCGGCTTTCTGTGCTTCCTGCACTGCCTTCGAAACATCCTCGTCTGTTGCGCTTCCACCCTCGTAGCTGCCTTGCGCACGCTCTCCGATGCGAATTTGCGGAATGTTGTTATAGGCAACGATGAAGGCGACGATGGCCACAGCGATGATGAGAATTCGCGTTTGCCTACGCGCGTTCATTGCACTTCATCTTTCTTGCTCAGTGCGGCGCGGCCCGCACGTGTAATCGATAGAAGACCTCGCCCCATATAGGTATCAACCCACTTCGCCAATCGCATCTTTACCAATTGCTCAGGAACTTCTTCTCCACGACTCAAAAACTCAGCACGGCTTTGAAGAGAAATTAATAGCTTCTTTTGCGCACGGGTGAGTTTCATATGTTCTGCTCTACGAGAGGAGACACCGCAAGCATTGCAAGCCAAGCTGAAGCCGGTTCATCGCAATAGCACGTTCCTATGAGTTTCATTGCCTCAGAGGGTTCTTGCCGCGCGTCAAGAATCGCGGACAGGATGTCTGTCGCCGTGGTGTTTGGAACATCCAGCTTTGCGGCAACGATGGCTTTCAGTTCGTCGTGTGTTAGTTCTTTAGAAGTCATGCCCAGCCTCCTTGCGCGCGAAATGGCGGTTGAAAACCCCAAAATTCTGAGTAAAAATGGCAGAGTTACGAGCCCACGACTATGCCCAAAGTACGCTTTTTTACTCGCTGTGAACCGAATGGTACTTGGTCGGTATTTGACGCCAAATCGGGTGAAATCCCGAAAATTGGCGGACAATTTGTGTGCGATCTTTCCGAAGCAGAAGCGGCCGACATCGCCTTCTATTTGAATTGGCAGTCTTCCTTTACACATCGTGGACCGCCTACACGACGTCACTAGTTTGGGGCGGCGGTCGATAAGGGGCATAGCTGCTCCTACAAACTGGCTGATTAAATCTTCTCAATTCATGATCTTTAGCGGAACCATCGATCGTCCTCGGGCGTTAGTGCGCGGAATGAAATGATGGAGATTTTTGCACATGCTGAAGGGCGGATTGCTTTGGCTCATTGGATTACCCCTCCCTGTAATTCTGGTGCTCTGGTTGATGGGGTATTTGTCCTAATAATTGAATAGCGGGAGAGATAAGATGTCGAATGCACTGTGGCGAGGGCTGGCTATGACAAGTCATTATTATTACATTTCTCAACAGCCAGATGGTCTTTGGTCAGTACAAGAAACGGTCACGAACCAACCTGTCTCGCTTAATGGCCAAGGTTGCTGTTCTCTCCGGAAGAGAGATGCGGAAGAGCTCGTCGAATACTTGATGAGCCTTGATAGCGATATCGCAGCTTAGGTGTTCCGAGCTCTTACTGCCTATGTGGCCGACGGCGATTGTCGTTGGCCGGGCTGCGACGCTGGCGCGGAGCGCCATAGCGGAACCGAGCGCCGGTAATGCGCGCCAGTTCGAAAGCGGTGTCGCGTAGCGTCTCGGCTTCAATGTGGTAGCCAAGAGCGCGCACGGCCTTTGAAATCGACAGGACCTGCGCGGCGGTCGTGCCTTGTTGCTGAAATTCAGCGGCGGTCAGGGTGGGTGCCACAATGTTGTGCGTCGTCGATACATGTCTGTGCATGTCATTCTCCTCGTGTTTGGTGGGTGCAAAAAGCCGTGGCGCCAGACGCGCAAAGGCCGTTATTCCTGGGGGTTCGGGGGCTTAGACGCCCCGTCGCTATCTTTCGCGCCTCATGCGGATAACCCCAACCCAACGCCGCACACAGCAACGCAAAAGGCTACAACGACGGTCATCTCGACCGCTTCGCGTGCCGCATAACGCAGCCACGGCTGTGGGCGTGCATGCTTCTTGGCGCGATAATCAGGGCGGCGCATAGGCTCGACATTGCCGGCCTTCGGTGCGTCGGTTTCCGTTTCAAAATCGTCGTCGGCAAGCAGTTCCAAAAGCGCGCGGTTCATGCTGCTGCCCTTTCCTGCTTAACGTTGTCGTTCTCGGCAACTGGCATGAGACGGTAGAACCCCCGTTGACCTTGCTGGCCGTTTGTCTGCGGAATCATCCAGCCAAAGGAAGGCAGGCGCTTGCGGAGATGGCAAATTTGCGTTCGCACAACTTGCCGCGCATTGTCTGGTCCGCCATTCGGATCGAAGGCGTAGACGTTATCGACGAGGTCGTTGATGTAGATGCGGCGAGGATAGATCGCTGCCAGCGCGTCGACGATGTTCTTTTGTCCGCGCGACAGCGGCGCATCCTCCAGTTCAGTGTTGGGGTCGCGCTCCATCTTATGCAGCCTCCGACAGCTCAACTGGAGCACAGCAAGCCACTGCGCCGCTCGTCTGGAAAACTTCGAAGGTCTCGCCGGGGCAAAGGGCAGCGAGACGCGTCGCCTCGGCCAAAGCCTGCTCAAACGAGCCGTGTTCGTATGGCATGGTGGTATAGACGCCAACGCGGCCAGTCTTCTTGCCGCGGCGGAATACAAAGAACCCGCCGCCGATGATTTCATTCAGGCGAGGCTTTGAGCTTCTTCTTCTCGGTGTCGTTGCAGTCATGTGGGTTTCTCCTCGTGTTTTGGATGGTCAGCAGATCAGGCTGGTGAGGCCGTCTTCGTGCTACTAGGGAAATATATACGGTAAACGTATTGAAGGGTCAAGCTAGAAATACGAAAAGCGTATATGACATAAATATACGATTATGCGATAACGCATTTATGGATAGCGAAGTAATCAAGTGGTTTGCGGAGGCCTTAGAGGCCAGCGGGCTCACCCAAGAGCAAGTAGCGAAAGAGCTCGGTCTCGGTCGTCAGCCTACTATTAGCGAAATACTCAAAGGCAAGCGTCAGCTTAAAGCTCATGAAATGGTCGTCATGAGCCGATTGAGCGGGTTGCCTTTGCCGGATCGCAAGTCTGTGATTCCAGTGCTTGGCTATGTTGGGGCAGGTGCGGCTGTATGTCCAATCGATGATGGCGATCCGCTTTATGAGGTTTCTGTAGCGGCGGCGCTGCCGCAGGGGACGGTTGGCGCTATCGTGCGTGGCGACAGCATGTATCCGATATTCGAAGATGGCGACCTAGTTGCCTATTCGGGTAAGGAGTTGACTGCAGACGATGCGCTTGGCCAGACTTGCATGGTTCGTCTTGAGGACGACAGGATGCTAATCAAAACGATCCGCCGCGGATCCGAGCCTGGGTTGTTCACGCTATCTAGTACGAATGCTCCCGACATAGAGGACGTTCGAATCGTTTGGGCGCGCAAGCTGGTGATACGCATTTCGCGGGAATTCTGGCGCCAACTTTAATACGCTAATCGGATAGTAGTAAGGGGTCGCTATAGCGGCCCTTTTTTGTTTTCATAACGAAGAATACGAAAAACGTATTGTAGTGATTGACGAACATACGAATAGCGTATATAACCATTCTCATTAACCGACGCAGAAGACGCCGGACAGTTCGAAGGAGGGCCTACCTCATGATGCCAGAAAACATCCTCCCAAGGATATCGGCACTCAACAGATAGAAGCCGCGCTCAGGCGCAATCGAAATAGAGGAGAGAGCGAATGACGAAAGTTGCCGACAGAAGCGAACCGGCTCTCGTTGAAGTGCCACCATAGAAATCATCAGGGACGCTGGCCGCTGAAACGCGGCCGGCGCTTTCGGCGTTCCCAGACGAAGGCGTTAACGCCTTCTGAGGAATAGGAAGTAGACAAGAATTACGACGACGAGCGGAACGCCAAAAAGCCACATCACACCGGCTGTAAGCATAGTGATCTCCTTGTTTATCAAGAAGAAAACTACTTGGCGGCGAATTTGGTTCCAACGCCGAAATCTAAAAAGAGCGGCGTTGTGGGTCGGCACCACCCGTTACCCCGCCGCTCCCGTACATCCCGGTTAACACGAGGAGGGCCGAAGCCACTTCTACGCCGGGGTTTCCTTGCCAGGTACCACCCCGGCCGACGAGACAGATGCCGATAGATGCGGCGCTTGTCAACCATCACCAACTGACACGAGGAGACATGCAGCATTCATCAAGACACAGACTGCAGGCAACTGCCGCCGCGCACCGTAAAAATGGCGCGTCTTTTGGGAAAATCGCGGAATTGATGGGCATTACCAGAGGCCACGCATGGTCGCTGCTTTCCGAAAGATCGCCCACGCTACCGCCACCAAGCCCAACAGAGAAGACCGTTGTGCGCCGCACAACTTTTAACGGCGGTTATTCGGGAGGATGCATGGACATTTATGTCTCACTGCCCCGCATAACTATTCTGGACGGGCCATACACAGGCACAGTCCACTAGCCTTACGGGGCAGCACAATTGCCGAAAGGCAGGCCGACCGCGAGGATGACGGGGCCGACGACTAACCTCCCGATGAGGAGGGCATACCTTGAAAACCAAATACACGCGAACTGGCGAGCGGGACATGACAAACCGCAAGCCTTACCGGACGGCTGCGCAAAAAGCAGAGGCACGACAGGAAGTACGTCTCGTTGACGGGCGCTACGTCTCGAACGCGCCAGTCACTTACCACCGCGCACCGAAAAGAGGTGCCGCATGACCTGCGATTGCGGGGAATGCTGGGATTTGCCCGGCGAGATCGTCGTCCATCGGCTTTGGAAGTGGAAGGGCATCATCATCGAGGAGCGCGACAGCTTTCGCTGGCTGACTGTGCGTTTCATGATTCCCGGTACTGGCCTTGTGCAACTTGAGGTCTCGCGCTTCGAAGTTGAGCCAGATTTTGAAGAGGACGACGGCGGCGTCGAGGCTGACAAGCCTGAAGAGGACAACGTCATCCCGGTCGATTTCACCAAGAAAGTGAAGCTTACGAAAAACACCAAGACGAGGGGAGTAGCGTGATGGCTGACAAGCAAACAGTGAAGGTTGGCGATAGAATTACGGCCAAATTTGATGATTCCTGCAAAGACTACAGGGCCGGTAATACTTTTTATGTCCAAGAGACTTATGAACAAGATGGTGAGGCGATTGTCGTCTTCACAGATAATGTTGGCGACAAACGTCATCGCCTTGTGAGCGAATTCACTGTGGAACGCGTGCCCGTTGCTGACGCAACTGGCAAGCCTGCCTTCAAGGTAGGTGATCGGGTGCGATTAACTGCCGGTGAATATGAGTATCGTCACAGAGGTTCGATCGGGCTTATTGAGAAGCTAGAAAAGAGTTATGCCCGAGTATTATTTGATGCGCCCTTCGACGGATGGGGAGAAACAGGACGCAACTGGCATGTCCAGCTCTCTAACCTAGAACCAGCCCCCCTCACCATCGAAGCCGGCAAGTTCTATCGCACTCGGGATGGACGCAAGGTTGGGCCTATGCGGAGGCGGGCGTTTGGGTGGGTTGCCAGCGACCGTATTATCGCGACCGACCAATGTGATTGGTACGAGGGCGGCAACTTCTCGCTCTACAAGGATCGGGAACACGACCTCATCGCCGAATGGGTCGACGAGCCAGCCTGCAATGACAACCAACCGGTTGCGGAGCAACAGGACGGCGCCGCTTATATCGACGCGACCAAGGCCGGGCCTTCACAACTGCACGTGGCAAAAGGTCCGCTAGTCCGCCTAAACAAGGGATATTACGGCTACGAACTCGCCCGGTACGGCGATTATGTCTGGGTCGAAATTGGGCAGAAAGCACCAATCGTAATGCGTGCAGACGCAGTAACGGTGGCAGCATGACCTCCACCACGTACAGCCACACGCGCAACTATGCGCCCAAAGACTACGCGGAGGGCGACACCTTCTACGAGCCGGAAACCACGCTCGGCCTTGGAGACCGCTTTCTCTGGGGCCTGGCAGTTGTAGCTGCGCTCGCTTTGACCGTCGGCTTTTACGCATGGGTGTTGGCATGAACTCGTTCGCCACAAAAGCCATGGCTGACATGCCGCACATTGTTCCCGGGCGAAAGCCCGGCGTCGGTCGCATCGGGCGGTCCTTGGCGCTTGCAGCGTTCGCGCTGGCAATCGCCACGACAATTGCAGCCTTCCTGTTCTGGAACCTGCTGCTGCCGTTCTACGGGCTGCTTTATTTGTGGGGTGCACACTGATGCTGGACATACTAACCAGGCTGACGGCGGTTATTACGCTATTCCTCGCCATCTTCGCTCATTGGGCCGGAGATATCCAAAGTGCTACCTACCTCATGGCTATGTCAGCTGTGATGTACTCTCAAGTGGCGGCCTTTAAATGACCGCCCTCACAAGCCCGCCCGCATGGCTTGTCGGCTGGCTCATACTTGCGGCCGTCATCGCCGCAATCGCCGTTACCCACCACACCTACTGAACACGAGGAGACCTATGGCTCTATCTCTTTCAAGCCTCAAGTCGACCAAGAGAAACGATCCGCCTGTGATACTTCTCTACGGCGTCGACGGCATCGGCAAAACGTCGCTCGCGGCAGAATTCCCCGACCCGATCTATCTGGCAACCGAAGGCGAGCGCCCGCCGTCTGACATCGAAATGGCAACACCCGGCACGATTGAATCCTTCGACGATCTGCTGAACGTCATCGGCGAACTGCTGACCGAAGAACACGACCGGCGCACTGTGATTATCGACAGCCTCGACGGGCTGGAACCGCTTGTCTGGCGTGCGACCTCGGCCCGCCTCGGTATCAACAGCATCGAGGAGGCCGGATTCGGGAAAGGCTACGTGGAAGCCGATACCGAATGGAACGAGCTCATGGCAGCGGTGTCTGCGCTGTCTCGTGCGGGCATGTATGTCGTCATGTTGGCGCACCCTGAAATTGTGCGCTTCGACAGCCCGACTACTGACCCGTATTCACGATACCAGCCTAAGCTGCATAAACGATCGAATGCACTGGTTCGCGAGAAGTCCGACATCGTCGCGTTCATGAACTACCGCATCTCCATCAAGGAAAAAGAAGTGGCGCGCCAGACGAAGGTTAGCCACGCGGAAGGCGGCAAAGAGCGCCAAGTGCACTTCAATGAGGCGGCTGGCTTCAACGCCAAGAACCGTTATTCGATGCCGGACAGCGTCGTTTACCGCAAAGGGCAGGGCTTTACTGACATTGCCAAGTTCTGGCCGGTTGCCAACGACAATGGACAGAGGGAGGCGGCGTGATGGAAAAAGCTCTAGCTGGCCTCGTCGCAATCGCGGCCGTCCTCTTCTTCGCTCCGCTCATCGGCGTTCTCGGTGGCGCGTTCGTCGGCTGGGTCGTGGGCCTGTTTTTCGCAGAAACAATCCACGCCTTCCTTGCCGCCGTTGGCATCAACGCGGCGGGCCTTGCGATGTGGCAGATCGGCGCTTCGCTCGGTTTCATTGGCGGGTTCTACCGCCCGGCTATTCATCGGGCGAAGGCGTAGCCGGTGAATGATGAAAACAAGCTTCCGGGCACCCGCGCGGAGGCTAGGCAGACCGGAGCAACGCACTACTTCACTGGCAAGCCGTGCAAGAAGGGACATGTCGCCCCTAGGTTCACTAGCAGCCGGTCATGCGTCACATGCGCCGCGGATCGAAATAGGGAATGGGCCGCCGAAAATGAAGAACACCTGAAGGCATATCGTAAGAAAGCATATGCAGAAAACAGGGATGAAATCCTATCCAACTGGTCTGAATGGTATGCTGAAAACCACGAGCGTGAACTCGAAAAGAAGCGCATGAGGTACGCGGACAACAGAGGGGCGGCGTTGGAATACGCGCGTGAATATCGAACCGCAAATTCAGCAAAAGTAAAAGCCGCCACGAAAAAATGGAAGCTAAACAACACAGACAAAATCAAGGAAGACTGGCGCACTTGGTATTCAAAAAACGGGAAGGCACGAGATGCTAAGCGTAGATCAACGCCAAAGGGTAAAATAGATGACGTAATATCTCGTGGTATTCACGGGGAGCTAAAAGGCAAAAAGGCAGGGCGCAGCTGGTCCGATCTGGTGGGGTATAGCGTCGATGACCTTATGGCGCATCTAGAACGCCAATTCCAACCAGGCATGACATGGGAAAACCATGGGCAATATGGCTGGCATATCGATCATATTATCCCCCGCTCGGCGTTCAATTACGAAAAGCCGGAAGACATAGATTTCAAGCGCTGCTGGGCGCTGGAAAACCTGCAACCCCTCTGGTGGCAGGACAACCTATCGAAAGGCGCGAAACTTACCAAGCCTTTCCAGCCATCGTTAGCGCTGGCTGTTAACGACAACCAACCCAACCTTAAAACACGAGGAAATGACAAATGGCGCAATTAGGCGTTCAGTTTAACCCGCAGGATCACAGCACCGAACAGTCTGATTTCGAGCTGCTGCCCAACATGATTGCAAAGCTCGAAATCTCCGCCGGCGATGTAAAAGTCGACGGAACAGACATCGCGGTGAATTTCACAATCGATGTGGTCGAGCCGGAGGAATACAAAGGCCGCCGCATTTGGCACTGGGTCGACGTTCAGAACCGAGGCGCTCAAAGACAGGAACGTGGTCAGAAAGACCTCGCCAAGCTCTGCCGGGCGGTTGGTCATGACGGGCCTCTGGAAGATACCGAGCAGATCCAGTTCATCACTTTCACTGCGCAAATTGTCCAAAATCCCGCTGGCGTCAGCAAGAAGACGGGCAAAGCATACAATGCCAGCAACCGTATCCGGAAACTCTTTTATCCCGATGAAGGTAACGTTCCCCAGCCTTCGATCGACGCCAATCAGCCTGTAGCGCAGGCCCGCCCGGCCAATGACAACCGACCGGCTGCGGCGAACAGCAACAAGCCGGCCCCAGCGGCGACTGCGTCAGGCAAAAAGCGACCGTGGGGTTAAGCTAACCAACAGGCGCGGTTACCAGCCGCGCCTTCTACCACCGAACACGAGGAGACTAACGCATGGCACCGCTCCCACGCCCTACCTCATCTACGGTGTCGGCCATCTACGCAGCTTACGAGGCCAAGGCTAAATCCTGGGACTCATGGGGCATCAGCGTTGGCGAGGCTGGCACGGTATGTGACAGAGCCCTTTGGTATGGCTTCCGCTGGGTATCGGCGCACGAGGTTCATTCGGGCCGCCAGTTAAGATTGTTCGCTACCGGCAATATCGAGGAAGATCGCTTGGTCGCTGACCTCGAAAGCATTGGCGTCGACGTCTACGGACAGCAGGACAAAATCAGGTTGGTATCGGGATTTGTGCGCGGCAAGTGCGACGGCAAGGCAATGGGCGTTCCAGAGGCGCCGAAGACTGAACACCTGCTGGAATTCAAGTCGAGCAACGAAAAGGGCATCAAGGAACTGCAGAAGCAGGGCTGCCAGAAAGCCAAGCCCTTGCATTATGCCCAGTGCCAGCTTGGAATGCATGATTTCGGTCTGACACGCTGCCTGTATCTGGCGTCGTGCAAGAACACCGACACGCTTTATGCCGAGCGCATCGAATACGACGTCGAATTCTGCCTTCGACTGCTGGCACGCTGCGAACGCATCGTGTTTTCGGACGAGCCGCCAAGCCGTATCAGTGAAGATCCAGAGTTCTTCGGCTGCATGTTCTGCAAGCACCGTGGCGTCTGCCACGAAGGCGTGCAGCCGCGCGTCAACTGCCGCACCTGCCTTCATGTTCAGCCAGAGCATGGCGGTGATTGCCACATGTCATGCGCACGCTGGAACAAGCCATTGTCGATCGACGAACAACGCGACGGCTGCCCGGCTCATCTCTACCTGCCGGGGCTGATAAATGGCGAGCAGATCGATGCTGACGATATTGCAGAGACCGTTACTTATCGTTTGGAGACGGGTGAGATTTGGGTGGATGGGGTGAGGGGAGAGGTGGGTGGTTAGGACCAGTATTGGGAGAGGTGATCCCGCTCGGAATGAATATCATCAAGCGAATTGTTGGCTTGATCTCGCAATCGCTGCAGCAGGTCTTTTAAGAAGGTCTCTTCGATATTCTTCTTATTCAGGACCCTCCCCATAATTTTGGCAATGGAGCCCACAGTAGTTACGGTGTTGACCAATTCATAGGGTAGATGCTTTGACCAGTCTTCGCTTTGCTCTTCTGGTACGTGTGGAACATAGACTTCCGACCCTACCAAACTTGCGACGATGCGGCTCCTGTCCGGATTGAAATCTAGAACGCTTAGTATGTACTTCTCGGCGCCATTCAACGCGTCCAACCGTTCCATCAAACTGCGCTTTACCGTCGCAACATGCTGCCGCCGCATCGCATCCAACTGCTGCTTAGCCACGACGACTGCAACTAGAACAGGTATGCCGGCCAAGATCGTTCCGTAGTCTTTCATCAGTGTCAAAAACGCCTCGCCGAATGATGGCAACTTCGCATAGAGCGCGCCGAAAACCATAGCGGAGACGCCGACGTAAACTGCCGTCGCAACATACAAAATCGCCGAAGAAAACTGCTCGTTTTCTTTCTCGAGTTTTTCATTATCAGACAAGGTAACTCCCCCAATTGCTAACCTTACGCGACTATCAACGCGCCGCTGTTGACGGCCTTTACAACTACTGGCGCGAACAACCCGGCTCTCCTCTTATCGTATTGCCGACCGGCGGTGGCAAGAGCCTCGTGTTGGGTACGATATGCAAGGAACTGATTGAAGGCTGGCCCGACATGCGCGTGCTCGTGGTAACGCATGTTCGCGAGCTCATTCTGTCGAACTATCAGGAGCTTTTGAACATATGGCCGTTCGCGCCAGCTGGCATCTTTTCGGCTGGCGTGGGTCGGCGGGATGCGAAGGCGCAGATCGTTTTCGGCGGCGTACAGACCATCGCAAACAAGGCGGAACTGATTGGCCATATTGACGTCGTTCTGGTCGATGAAGCACACCTCATGCCCCGCAATTCGGAAACGCAGTATGGCAAGCTGATCGATGGCCTGCGTGCCATCAATCCTGACCTAAAGCTGGTCGGTCTCACAGCCACGCCTTATCGACTGGGCGAGGGGCTTTTAACGGAAGGTGACGGCGCACTTTTCGACGACATCTGCTTTGAAAAGCCGATCGGCGAAATGATCGAGGAAGGCTATCTCTGCCGTCCTATTTCCAAGGGTATGGCAACCGCATTCGACTTATCTGGCGTCGGTAAGCAAGGCGGCGACTACAAGCAGAACGCGCTTCAGGCCGCGATCGACAAAGACGATATCACGGCTTCGGTAGTCGACGAGATCGTCACATACGGCACTGCGTCGGGTGCGGAGCGCAAGGCTTGGCTATGCTTTTGCAGCGGCGTCGAACATGCACGGCATATGCGGGACGAAATCCGCAGCCGTGGTTTTAGCTGCGAGACTGTGACCGGCGACACTCCAACCGGTGAACGCGACCGCATTCTGGCTGACTTCAAGGCTGGCAAGATCCGCGCACTGACTAACAATTCTGTGCTCACGACAGGCACGAACCTGCCAATCATCGATCTGGTGGCGTTTTGTCGCCCGACCTTATCAGCGGGCCTATTTGTCCAGATGGCTGGTCGTGGGCTGCGCCTCTATCCCGGCAAAGAGGATTGCCTGTTTCTGGATTTCGCGGGTGTCGTTCGTAAACACGGTCCTATTGATGCAATTACGCCGCCAGGGATGAAGAAAGGCGACGGGGAAGCGCCGGTCAAGCAGTGTCCGCAAGAGCCTGACGATCGTGGTCTAGTAGGCTGCGGTTCGCTGATCCATGCCTCGCTGCACACCTGTCCTGACTGCGGTTACGAATTCCCGGTCGATGAGACGCCGAAGATATCTGCACAGGCCGAAGACGTGCCGATGCTGTCGAAGGACAATGCCAGCACCCGCCAGGTGGAGCGCCGCACATTCGCGTACCACGAAGGCAAGGGCGGCAAACAGGACAGTGTGAAGGTGTCGTACTGGATTGGTATGTCGCCAATCAATGAATGGCTCGGCCCCGCGCATACCGGCTTCTTTAAATCGAAGTCAGACAGGTGGTGGCGAAAGCACGGCGGTCAGGCACCGTTCCCAAAAACCGTGCTGGAATTCATGGAACGCCAAAACGAATTGCTGCCCACGGGTGAAGTCGTTGTGAAGCCCAACGGCAAATACTGGGAAGTGGTCGACGCTATTGCGGGCGCTGCGAATGACAATGTACCCGAGGCTGGCAATGATAATGAGCCGGCCTGGCTGGCGGAGATAGGGGATGAGGTACCGTTTTAATCAAGGCAGGGGTTAGTCGTCCTTGCCTTCTGCCCGGTCTCTGAGAATTTGCGCGGCTCTGGCTCTATATTTTTCCTTCACCTCGTCGGGAACGCCACCACCGACACTAGCTCCGCTTACGATTTTGCTAACGGCAGAATCCCAGTTCAGGTCGGGATCAGAATTCTCTTGCTCAAAAAGTTGCTTCGCGAGCTCTTCGATCTCTAGCTGCTTTTCCAATTCGCCGCTCATGTCGATCTCCATCTGTAAAAGGGCTTGGAATGTAGAAGATGGAGAGCAATTGCGGCGAGGCAAGGCATGAAGCGTTGCTATCGGCCTTGAAGGGTATCCGCATCGCGCGATCGGGCGGGGGGCTTTGGTACACGCGATGCGGGTCCATTCCAAAGGAGGAATTGCGCCCGCTAGATAGGCTTATATTAGAGAATGATGAAATAACATTATGTAACGGTTGCCAACATTTGGAACTGCAACCGAAAAACAAAAAGCCCGTTGCGGTGGGAGGAGTGCACAACGGGCTGATTGGTAAAGCGCGACTGGGAGGAGGAGTGCCGCGCTTATGGTCCAGTTTCTGGGAGGAGGATGAAACCGAACGAGGCGTAAATAGGTCCACCCCCCATGCGTTGCAAGGGTAGAAATTGCATAGCTGATATGCGGAAAACAAAAAACCGCCCGGCAGCGGACGGTGCGCGCCTGGGCGGTCTAACTCCTTCCCAAGAGCTGGGCGAATATACATAAACAATCGCCGCATGCGACAGTTAAAAGCAAGTATTAATTACACTAAATCAGTTGTATTGAGTTTATCAACATTAGCCAATCCGTTAACGGGATGCGCCGCGAGGCATGTTAACTTACCAACCGCTGCTTATCGCAGCAAAACCAACCACCAGAACACGAGGAGCAATGATGACGGACAATTACGACCCGTATAACGCTGCGCCTATTGGCCATAACAGACCGCCGCTTACTGCCTACGAGACTGTTAAAAAGGAAATCGAAGACCTGTTCAATGAAGCTAAGAATTTCGCGGACGGCGAAGCCATCGACAGTCAGCAACTGGCCGACGCGATCACCGAACTGCACGATAAGCTGCATGAGGCCGGAAAGCGCGCCGACGAAGCTCGCAAGGACGAAGCAAAGCCTCATGACGATGCAAAGGCAGAGATACAGGACCGGTACAACAAGCTGATCGGCAATACGAAGTCGGTAAAAGGCAAGGTCGTTCTCGGCAAGGAGACGCTGCAGGCCTTGCTGACGCCGTGGCGCAATAAGCTCGTTGCCGAGAAGGAAGCAGCAGCGCGTGCTGCGCGTGAAGAGGCTGACCGCATCGCAGCGGAAGTGCAGGAAGCCATGCGAGCCAGCGCAGGCAATCTCGAAGAGCGCGAAAAGGCCGAAGAACTGCTTGCCGAGGCCAAGAAAGCCGACCGCTGGGCTAAGCGCGAAGACCGCTCAGCAACCACTGGCACAGGGCTGCGCACGATCTGGCGCTGCACTTTGGAAGATGAAGGTAAAGCTTTGGATTGGGCATATGGTCGAGCGTCGGAACGCTTCAAGGAACTCGTACAGTCGATGGCCGAGGAAACCGTGCGCGCCGGCATGCGTCAGGTACCGGGGTTCAGGGTCTGGGATGAGCGGGTGGCGAGGTGAGCGTCAACGTAACCGCTTGATGGTGAAATAACTTGTCGGTACCTTGAAGCACGTCGCTGAATGAAGGACTAAGTCGTGCGCAAAATAGAGATATATTCTAAATCCGGTGGCAATGCTGGGCAGTACGTGGATCGCTGGTATCTCGTTCAAGCTGACGATGGCACTTATCAAGTTGAATACTACTGGGTTAACAAAATGGGTCCAGGCCGGAAAGACGTAGAAGGCTCAAACCTATATTCCTTGGAAGAAGCATATCTCAGGGCACCACAGGAAGCGCTGGAAGCCATTAACAGGGAATTAGAAATTTAACCACCACCCCGCCAGCTACCAACTGGCGGGTTACCACCACGAAACACGAGGAGATGAGGATGATTGAGCCGCTACCGAGCGGGCCTTTCGGCTGCGTCCTTGCGGACCCGCCATGGGCATTTAGAACCTACAGCAAAAAGAACGTCGCGCCTGCGAGAGGTCGCCAGCCTTACAGCGTGATGTCGCTCGACGATATCAAGGCGCTACCTGTTGAGCAGGTATGCGCCCGCGACTGTTTGCTGTTCATGTGGACCGTTTCACACCTGCAGCGTGAAGCCTTCGATGTGGCCGCATCGTGGGGATTCCGTCCCGTCAGCGTAGCTTTTGTCTGGGACAAGGGGCGCATGGGAATGGGCTATTGGACCCGACAGGAAGTTGAAATCTGCCATCTATTCAAGCGAGGCAAGCCGCGTCGCCTGAGTAAAGGAGTGCGTTCGCTAATCAAAGCGCCGCGCCGCGAGCATAGTCGCAAGCCTGATGAGCAGTATGAGCGCATAGAGCGGCTTGTTGACGGCCCGTACCTCGAACTGTTCGCGCGCCAAGCATGGCCGGGCTGGTCATCGTGGGGCAACGAGGCTGGCAAGTATGTGGCCGCAAACGACAATCAGTTTTTGCTGGGGAGGGTGGCCGCATGACTACCCGCTATCGTCTTCACCAAAAAAACCGGGGGCACCGTCATCCCGAAAGCGCCCCGGCTCAGATTTCTCCCCGCGCATGCACTCAACTAGCGGGAAAGAACTTCAAGGGTCCGTATTGGAGAGGTTCGCTTGAAGTTGTTCACCATAACACGCTTTCTCAACCAGAAGTTAAAATAAATGCGGGGAGGGCCATATGACGGTTGATGAAGACATCTGCCACGTCTGCGCCCGCCACGCCGTTGGCCTCGGCGTGCAAGCAGACCGAGAACCGATCCGCTGGCTCTGCAAGGAATGCGCCGACATTGCCGAGCATATTCGGCACCGGCGGCGATTGGACCCGTACGAGCTGCGCGCTCTTGATATGGGCGTCGAGTCGGTTGGGGAGTATTTGCAGGCCATACAGAAAACCGACCTTGCCACCATGGATGAGCTCGAAGCCAGGCAACTGGTCAAAGCCGCGTGGGAAGGCTGCGGGCGGGGGATGCGGGAAGCGTTGAAGGAGGCGCCGTTTTGATCGACTATATCCGGTCGATGATCCGTTGAATGGGGTCTTTTTCTTTGTATCCTTCACCAGGGTTCCAACCCGCCATGATCTGCCAGAAAAAGCCCATCAAAGATTTTTGGTCATCATAATCAGTCGAAGAAAAATTATGCGCGTTGATTGCTCGTCGTAAAGATTGGAGAAATAGGAAAGAGCGCTCATCACCGATGTCGGTGTTATTGAGAACGTAGATGATGTCGTCTCGCAGAGATTCTGTAACGATAAGTAAGTCATACAATTGTCGTTCTGAAATATTGTTTGCGACGTCGTGCCATTTATCACCGTTCACCAATTCACTTGGTTGTTTAAAGTAGGACCGGAATTTGCTCTGTTCAGTAATTTTGTCAACCAAATCGAGAGGGGCTGAACCTCTCGATGCAAACAAGAACTGAATTACTACTTCTTTTCGAAATGCCGCGTAGCTTCTCGAAAGAAAACTCCTTAGCCTCCTTCGCTTAGTGCTCTCCGGTATTTTTACTAGCAGCCAGTAGAACGCGATGCTTACAACAACGCCCAACCCGCCTTCATACATAAGATTGTTCCAGAAGGCTGCGTGCTTCGACGAAAAACAAATCTTAAGTTCATTGCATAGCGCATCGCGTGCGACCGGCTCAGGGTTAGCAAGCACGACGAACATAATTCCAATGACTAAAAACAGAGGAAGAAACCAATCAACGACCTTCTGCACTGCATACCCCGATTTGATTCACTAGTGGAACCTAATCACACCTTGGGGCGCTCGCGGAAATAATCAACATTGATTTTGCCGCCTAAGGGAGGCGTCCACTGCCATCTTCATGGTGGCGCACGATGTATTTGCGAATGAGCAAATCAAGCGCCTCTCTGGCTTCCGCCTCAGTAAGACGCGCTTGAACGTGCCCATCGATCGAAACGACTTCACCGCTGAACTTGTCGAAGACCGACCAAGTACCGTCGTGCTCTCGTCGCACATCATAACCGTTCTCAATCATTGGATTTCTCCCGTGAGGAGTTTTAATGTTTCAGCCCTCCACCGCTCCATTAGAACCCATGCCCGACAATCACTGCGGCGTGACGTTTAGACCTGCGGCATGAATTCGGTTCATTAGAGCCGCCGCCGCCTCGGCCTCATCGATATCGAGGTCTCTTAAATAGGAATCTTGCAGCTTGGCCACGTGGTCGGTTTCGGTATCGATGACCGACCATTTGCCGTTGCTCGTTCTCATCATTTCATACCGTCCTTTGGACATCTTCAGGCTCCAATAAGGAAGATTGATGCAAAATAACATCCAAGTGTTTTCGGGTGAAGACTCCATGCTCGACGTCGCACTGTCTTACACGGCGCGCAACTGGCCTGTCTTCCCATGCCGTGCCGCTGACGAGGAGTTCGTCGACGAGGATGGCATCATTGAAATTCTCGCCACCAAAACTCCGCTGACCTCAAATGGGTTCCGCGGCGCGACGCTGAATGAGCGCATTGTGCGTGAACTCTGGCGCCGCAATCCAGGTGCTATGATCGGTGTGCCGACCGGTACACCTATCGGGGCGTGGGTGCTTGATATCGATCCGAAGCACGGCGGCCCAGATACGCTCGCCGCATTGGAAGCCGAGCACGGCGCCTTGCCACCCACGCTAACTGCTGAAACCACGAGCGGCGGCCGACATTACTTCTTCAAGCACAAGGCTGGCGTTCGCAACCGCGGGGCATTGGGCGCTGGCATCGACGTTCGCGGCGACGGCGGCTATGTCATCGCGGCTGGCAGTGTGCCTGCTGTTGGCCAGCCTTACCGCTGGTTGGTCGACATGGAACCAGTTGATGCGCCGAACTGGCTGCTGGAGCTCGTTCTGCCGCGGTCATACGACAGCACGACCATGTACCAGGCACCGTCAGTATCCGGCACGATCAACGACCGATACGTCGAGCGCGCGGTACAGTCCGAGCTCGACGACCTCGCCATGGAGCCGATGGGCAACCGCAACAACCGCTTGAACGACGCTGCATTCCGGATGGGAACATTCGTCGGTGCTGGGGCCTTGTCGGAATCCGAAGCGCGGGCCTTACTGCAGGACGTGGCGCGCGGCTGGGGCAGGGACTTTCCACGTTGCTGCAAGACAATCGACAATGGCTTGAAGGCGGGCAAAATGCATCCGCGTCAGACGCCGGAAGCCGTTAATGACAATACCAAACTCGTGGACATCACGCGCATGCTCGACAACGCGCGGGCGAAAGTTGATGTGCAGCGAGAACCCGAAGCACACAACGAGGAACCTGACGTCCCCGTCGTTGAAGAAGCCCCCACCGACCAGCCCATCCTCTCAGCTACGCCATTTCAGTGGAAAGACCCGTCTACCCTGCCACGCCGAGAGTTTGCTTTCGGTCGGCATTTCATCCGCAAGTACGTCTCGGAGACTGTTGCGCCCGGTGGCCTAGGCAAAACTGCAAACAGCATCGTGGAAGCGCTCGCTATGGCGTCTGGCAAGGCTTTGAATGGCGTTAAGCCTCCGCGTCGGCTTAAGGTCTGGCTCTTTAACGTCGAAGATCCGCGCGACGAGTTGGAGCGCCGTATCATGGCGGCGTGCATCCACTTCAACCTCAAGCCGGAAGACATTGATGGCCATCTGTTCCTCGACAGTGGCCGCGAGCAAGAGCTTGTCGTAGCGATAGATGACAAGAAAGGCGTCAAAATCCAGGAGCCGATCGTAGAAGCCGTTGCCGAGACCATCCTTGCCAATGGCATCGACGTGATGATCGTCGATCCGTTCGTGTCCACGCACCAGGTCAACGAAAACGACAACGGCGCAATCGATAAGGTCGCAAAGCTATGGGCGCAGATCGCGGACTACACCAACTGTTCCATCGACATCGTGCACCATCTGCGCAAGGTGAGCGACCGCGAGGCAACAGTCGAAGATGCTCGCGGTGCTGTGGCGCTGATCGGTGCAGCGCGTTCGGTGCGCGTGCTCAACCGTATGTCCGAGGCACAGGCCAATGAAGCTGGCATTCCCGGTATGGATCGGTTCGGCTATTTCTCGATCACATACGGCAAGTCGAACCTTACGCCGCTGTCACACCGGCTGGACTGGCGGCATATCGAAAGCGTGGCGTTGGGCAATGGCCGCGGACTGACCCAGCCGCAGGACCACGCGCCGGTCGTAACCGAATGGCATTGGCCGTCCAGCGAGGAAGTGGCCGAAGGGCTGACTGATGAACAGCGAGAAGCCATTCGAGGCGCTGTAAACGGCGGCATGTACAAACAGGCGGCAAATGCCAAAGACTGGGTCGGGTTGGCTGTTGCCTATGCCGTAGGGCTGGACGCCGACGACGATGCACAGCGGAAGAAAGCCGGTATGATAACCAAGGCACTGTTCAAGGAAGGCTTTTTGTCCAAAGTGGAAGAGAGGGACCCCGTTCAGCGTCGCATGACAACTTTCGTTAGGGCGGTTTGAGAAATACGGCATTTGCCGTATTTCTTTTTTGCTTTTATTTATCCAGTAAACCTCTTGTCGCTCATCTCTTTTAGTGACAATAAAACTTTATTTAATCGCTATGGCGGGGGGGCACATGCGGGCAATGGGGATGAGCGGCGCGTTTGGCGTTTGTAGATGGCGCCGTTACTTGATTCCTTTTCTAGGAATATTGGGGCTGCTTTCATCTCTGTTAAGCGCTTATTCCGCTCCAGTGACTTCGCCTCAATACTTTAGTGGTTCGAAGAATGAATGGATAACTGGTAGTCTCACGGCTACGGGGAATAGGGTTACATTCAGCCTATTGACGGTCCCGGCCTCTGGCAGTGTTGTGCTAAATACCAACGGCACTTTTACTTATACGCCCAATGTTGAATTTGTAGGTGACGATTCCTTTGTTTTCCGGGCCACGGATGACAGCAACGAGTACTCCGAAAACACGGCCAATCTCACGATTTCAGCCGCCGAGCCAAGAGTATCGTCAGTTACTGTTCCTGCGAGTGGATATTACAACGCGGGCTCAAATCTGAATTTCGCGGTGATATTTGATCAACCCGTATTTGTAACTGGCACCCCGTCATTATCAATTACTATCGGGTCAGACACCAAGCATGCGGAATATAAGGGCGGCAGCGGTTCGAGCATCCTCACTTTTTCCTATACGATTCAGCCCGGTGACATGGATATAGACGGAATTGCAATTGGTGCACTTGCGGCCAACGGCGGGTCCATTAGTAATAGCGCGAATGATTCAGCGGCATTAACTCTCAATAATGTCGGGGTCACGTCTGGAGTATTGGTCTACACTGCGAGACCTACAGTTACGCTTTCAACTTCGTCAACACAGTTTGACGCCATCAAAAATGTAACAGTTACATTCTCTGAGCCGGTAACGGGATTCACTTTAGGCGATTTCGATATTTCTTCTGCCGGAGCGATCAATGGCACCATGCACTCATTGGCGACTAGCGACAACATAACATATACCTTTGTCGTTACAATGTCTGGATCTGGCGTTGCGACCTTGACGATACGAGCTGGGTCTGTCGTCAACGTGGCAGGAAATGGCAACTTCAGTTCCAATGCACTGAACCTAATACTCGATCCCTTACCAAGCGCAGATTTGCAGAACCTCATTCCCAGCGCAGGCAGTTTAACACCCGCCTTTGCTCCCAACACAAACGCATACACGTTGAATGTCGCAAACGATGTCGAGAACATTTCGTTCATACCATCGCTTGCAGATACCAACGCAACAGTTACCGTCAACGGGGTTTCAACGCCCAATGGAACGTCCAGTGCTGCAATCACATTGGTGGTGGGGAGCAACACGGTTACCACGACTGTAACCTCGCAGAATGGAACCACGACGAAAACCTACACTGTCAATATCATCCGCGCGCAGTCGGGCAATGCCGATCTGGTAGGCCTTGTTCCGAGCGCTGGATCGCTTGACCCGGCATTTTCGCCGAGCGCGACGACTTATGCGCTGGCGGTCCCCACCGAAACATCGTCGTTACAACTGACGCCCACTTCTGCTGATCCGACCGCAACCATTACTGTCAACGGAGCAGCCGTGTCCTCTGGTAGCGCGAGCAGTGCGTTCCCGTTGGGCATCGGCAATACGACCCTAACGGTTGTCGTCACTGCGCAAAATGGAACGACACGCAGCTATACGGTGAATGTCACGCGCGCTGTGTCGGCGGATGCAACGCTTGCGAGCCTTCTTCCGAGCGTCGGATCGCTGGATCCGGCATTTGACAAGGAGACGCTCAGCTATTCTGTCAACGTCGAAAATAGTGTCGAGAGCATTTCCTTCGCTCCAACCGTTTCCGAGCCTTCCGCCCGGGTAAGTGTTGCAGGAAGCAATGTTGCGTCGGGAAGTTCAAGCACTCCGGTGGGGTTGGGAGTTGGTGCGAATACGGTTTCGATTGTTGTAACTGCGCCAAGCGGCGCCAATCGCAGCTATACGGTTGTGGTCAACCGTGCGGCCATGGTTTTCCCCGATCCCACGCTTGATCCCGAAGTGATCGGTTTGTTGAACGCACAGACAAGTGCCGCAAGACGTTTTGCGCAAGTTCAAACCCGGAATTTTCAAAGCCGGCTTGAGCAATTGCATGATGAAGGCGACCGCAGAAAGTCCAGTCTCGTTGTGCGGCTCGGCGGGCAGGCGTCCAACGCGGCATCGTTGGACCCGTCCGACCCGTCTTCGTCCGCGTCTGCAACGCATAATGCGGCCCTCGGCTATGCGCCCGAAAAGCGCGATGCTTTTCCGGGCAAGGCGATTGGCTTGCAAGAGCCGGAGCAGCCTGCGCCGACTATCGATCCAGACCTTGGACCATTCGCATTCTGGAGCAGCGGCTTTGTGAACTTCGGCCAGCGCGATAGCGGCAAGCTCGATCTGGACTATACGCTTGTCGGCGTGAGCGGCGGCATCGACTACCGGTTCTCGGAACGCTTCGTGGCGGGCTTCGGTGTCGGGTATGGGCGGGATCGTACAGATATTGGCGACAACGGCACGGAAAGCCGTGCCAATGCTTACAGCGCCGCTGTCTATGGTAGCTTCAAACCAATCGACAATTTCTTTATCGATGCGCTTGTCGGCGGCAGCATTCTGGATTTTGACTCCACCCGTTTCATCACGGCAGACGGCAGTTTGACCGACGGCAAACGGGATGGCCATCAATTGTTCGGATCGCTGACGGCTGCTTACGAATTTCGTCAAGAGACGTGGCTGGTCTCGCCCTATGGCCGGATGGAAATGTCGCGCTCCTGGCTTGATGCTTATTCAGAAGGCGGCGATAGCATCTACCGGCTGACCTATGGTGATCAGACCGTGGATACTGTCACGGGCGTGGTTGGTTTGCGTGCCAATTACTCCATCGACTACACATGGGGACGCCTGACCCCTGGTGTCCGCGCTGAATATGCCCATGATTTCCAGGGTTCCAGCCGGGCCGCCATGGGCTACAGTGCGCTTGGCGGGCTTCCTTATGCGCTCGACATCGAAGGCGAGAGCAGCGATAGCGGCAATGTGGGCCTGTCGCTCGATTTCAACTTCGAGAATGCTTGGGCAACCGGCATCGAATATCGAACCGGCTTCGGCGGTTCCGGCGCGCGAGACCACGCATTCGCACTGCGGGTCGGTGCGAAGTTCTAGGTTCGGAAGGCTAGTAAGTTAGCGCGAAGGTTTGAAAAGCGGGGCTTCGGCTCCGCTTTTTTTATTGCCGCGACCAATCTGGTGTGATGCCGTTTTTGCCCATAATTCCGTAAGTCCCCCCGGTATTAATGAACCAAACGCTGAAAATTGCGCACAAGACTAGAAATACGGCAACTGAGATAATGATACGCGCTTTGCGCGTTCTGCGCCTCAGTAGGAGATAAACGCCTGCACCGACAACAGCAGATGAAACATAGGCCACAATCATAAACGACCCTTATTGGGAAAAATGAGGAAACCCGCGAATCGAAATTCTTACACGACAATTGGTGCTGGGAGGGTGGAAGAAACCCGTCTGCTGGCTCGCCAGGTCAATATGAAGTACCCATAACTAGATATAAGCACCAAATCAATATAATCAGAAAAATACCAATGAGTATTTTAGTTACGGTTTCAGGTTTCATCACGCGCCTTTGGGCGAATATTTCCGTTGTGGACTAGCGACGCTGTGACAGAAGATACGCAATCGCCGCAGTAACACCTGCAGAGGCCCAAATAAAAATGTTTCCGGGATTGTCTTTGGTGTAATTAATGGCCTTCTGCCCTTGATCGCGCGCCTCGGTTACGATTTCGCTCACGACGTCTCTGGTTGAGTGAAGGACGCGTTCTACGCCATCGGAGGCACTGCTGGTTTGTTTTGCAGCCCGGGAGGAAAAATCTTTTATTTGTTCTCGGAGTATTGTTATCTGTTCCGCTAATTTTTCTTCGATGCTCTGAGCCATTGTGGCCTCCTTTTAATTTACGCAGCTCCGCCTTCATCAATCCAACGATCAACGGCCTTTGTCATTGTTCGATGCTTTTCGATGAACTGTTTTAAAGCGATCCGTAGACGATCCTCATCAAAGGTGCCTTCACGAAACCGTCGTGCGAGATATCGCGTTGCGTCAGTTCGCAAATCTTGCGTGTCGCTCGGTAGACGAGCATCCCTGAGAATGCGGGAAATCATGGTAATGTTTCTGGAATTCAAGACGGTGGAAGACATGATGCCCTCCTTCGTTGCGGGCTAGGCTATTGGTGCCTGAACGACAGCGCCCGTTTTTAAATGCTGCCGTGACAATCACCATGCGCCTTATGTGAGAGGAAAGCAATTGAGGCTGAATTGCGGCAACTGGAGCTTTAATTGTTCTGCGTATCGGTCTGCAAAGAAGATGCATGGATGGTGGCGATAATTTTCCCGGGGCGCTTTCAAACGTCAGACTAGATCAAGGAACCTATCAGCAATTGTTTCGTTTCGCTTTTCCAACTAGGAGGACGATCATGAAAACTCTGTCTGATATTTTCGAGCATACCTTGCAGGACATTTATTACGCAGAAAACGCCATTACCAAGGCTCTCCCGAAAGTCGCCAAGGCGGCCAAAAGCGCCAAACTGAAGCAAGCCGCTGAGGAACATCTCGAAGAAACTAAGTGGCAGATCACGATCCTGAATGAAGTGTTCAAGTCTCTTAAGCTAAAGCCTGCCGCTGAGAAATGCGACGCGATCGAAGGGCTGATTAAGGAAGCCGACGGCTTGATTGAAGAGGCAAGCGGAACAGCTCTTGACGCAGGCTTGCTCGCAGCTTGCCAGGCAGTCGAGCATTATGAAATTTCCAGATATGGTTCGCTGCGAGAGTGGGCAAAGGAGCTCGGACATACGGAAGCGCACACCTTACTGACCCAGATTTTGGATCAGGAAAAAGCCACAAATAACAAGCTCACGAACTTGGCCATAAGCCAAATCAATAAGGCCTAGATTTCTGGCTTCACAAGAGAGGGAGGGCCCCCGCCTTCCCTCTTTTTTTGCCTATCGGCACAACCTGCTGTCACAATTAAAATACAACCATAGGTAACGCGTAAGTGAGGTGCGTAGAGTCGATTTTTTCTGCTTCAACTCTACGCAAATGCACGCTGCTAAATGTGCGCAATCATCCTTATAGAGAGATTGCGCACTTGAGCGCGCAGCGCATCAAGTTGCGATTTATTACTTTACGCACTTTACGCACTTCGGGCTCGGTTGAAATACAACCTGCAACCTGACATCGGCGGGTAATCGATCGCATCGTCTCTACCGGCCATGCCACTTTCCACTTGACACATTCGTTCGAGACTCATTCCATCTTTCTATCGGACCACCATCCGATTCACGCCGCTACCAACGGCATACCGCAATCAACACGAGGAGTTCACATGGCACGCAGCCGCACACGCGCGCCTTCATCTACGACCGTCACCGCCACCAAAACACAAACCGTCCGCATCAACGGCGCTCGCGTCAAGATCACCACGAAGGCTGGCAAGGTGACGACCAAGCCAGCCCTGCCGCTCGAATGGGAATTACAGGCGGCACAGGTTTCCGCACTCCGCCGACTGCCACAGTATCAGCGCCAATTCCTTTTGGCCGGAGACATGAACGCCAGCAAGCGTGGACCAAGAGCACAAGCTCAGGCAATCGCAACGGGAATGACGAGCGGTGAACCTGACCTCCGCATCTATGGCGAATACGGTCGTCTGCTGCTGATCGAGAACAAGGTCGGGCAGGGAAGACTGTCACCAGCCCAGAAAGACCGCCATGCGGCCCTACAGCGGCTTGGCTACACGGTTCTGGTCATTCGGGCCACCACAACGACAGAAGCCGCTGAGCGGGCCGTTACGGCGGTTCTGGGGTGGCTTGCAGAAACGCCCGCCTCCAAGGCAGCCTAACCAACCAAACCAAAACACGAGGATGACATATGAGAATTCAAAAAGCTGGTGATATTTACCTGGACGAAGTTGGCTCGCCCGTTCGAACGTATCAGCGTTCTTTTGAGTATCGGGATATTTCGGATGGCACGCTGAAAGCCGTTGATGATCTGATGCTGGAAATTGACGCACATCAGTTCGTCAACGAGACAAGTGCGCGTAGGATCGGATTTGTTGATGGGCATTACCGACAACACGATGCTTCTAACGATAATTCGCAGGAGCCGGTGAGCGAATATCACCCACGAATGAAGGGTGATCACGAATATCGGACCGACACCAGGTTTGAACGCGATGGAAACGGCAAGTACACGCTTCGTGCAGTGGAGCCGACAAAGGAAGATGAAAAGCCGAGGATTATCCGCTCACCTGAAGATCGAGCATCTGGCCGGGATTTCGCGGGAAACAACAGAGCCACAGAAAAGCGGGCTCTCACACGACTGCGCAAGAAAATCGAAAAACGCCAATCCATTGGTGATCCGAACTGCGTTCAGTCGCGCGATGAGGATTTCCCTCTCCTTGCTGTTCTGCGCAGGGATAAGCGCCCAGATCTGATTGCAGCAGTATTGCAGTATCGTCAGTTGGTGGCGCTGTGTGAATCCGAGCCTTTGAAGGGGCAGAGTTATGGCGGCTCTGATAGCTCGGCTACGGTGTTTTATTCTAACTTTGAAGATGGGGAACTGGTTCGCTCATCGAAGGTGCGGCGGTCTAAATCCGCTTATGACATTCCCGCGGTTCGGGTTCGAGCGTCAATTATCAATGATCGAGGGGAGCAGGTGTCAGGTCGAACCGAGAGCATGCACGTTAGACTAAACGAGGATACGCTAGCTGACTATATCGACAAGAAGCCCGTACTGGCACGCATCAGGTCGGCTCTGGGCGCATTGCTGGACCCGGTTGAAGACGCGGTTCTTGGTGGGCAGACTCTACTAGCCGTCGGCGAAGCTGAGGGATTCAAGGGAACGGCAGCATCATTGGCCGGGAAAGGGCTGGTTTACCGCGGTCTTACAGTCCTTGATGGATTTTTCTCACACCAAAAATCCAAGGCGGATAACGATAACTATCGGATAAATAACAAAAAATCAGGATCACTTTAAGTAACGCGCACTCAAGTCACCTATGGGTGAGAAGACACAAAAAGATTGGCCCGCCGTTTGCGGGCCTTTTTATTGGGCGTTCTATGCCCCCCGGTCCACGACCGGGTAACTATTCCAGCGCCGTTTCTCCTCCGGCTGCTGGTTCGGTGGGTTGAGCCTATTGCGGTGGGCTCCCCGCCGATTGTGTTCTAACGGTAACGGTTGCCGCGGCCCTTCATGAGCATGCAGGCCACGAATGCATCCAGACCAACAGAAGCCCATGCGGATGCTGTGCCGGGATTTTCTCGTGCGTACTGAACAGCACGCTGGCCATGTTCACGCGCGCCTTCGGCGAGCACATTTACAGCGTCTTTCGTGGACGCGAGGGCGTCGTCGGTTGCGCCGGATAGATTGCCGAGATGATCTGACAGTCGGGACGATAGGCTGCTGATTTCCTTGCGCAGTGCGTCGATCTGTTCGGAAAGCATGCCTTCGGTGGTCTGAGCCATTTCATTCTCCTTTTGAATTGCCAAACCGAAACGGCGAAGAGTAATGAATTGTTCCACCCTTATGCAGGTTTTGAGTAACTACTAAGCCGCCATCTCCCGGCAAGTTGCAGCGCAGAGATCACAAGCGGCCACGCATTCGTCCATCCCATCCAAGTCTTCGCAGCTCTTGGAACAGGCCTCACATATTTCAGCACAGGCTTTGCACACCGCCTGATGCAAAGGCGTCCTCAAAAGCATGATATGGGCGCACGTCCTACATATCTCAGCGCAGGCGAGCATTGTTCGGAAATGCACGGGCTCAACGTGCTCACCACCTTCCTCAAGACAATGGGTAGACGCCATCCCGAGGCACGTTTGATAACAAGCAAGGCATGCTTCAATGCAGGCTTTCATCTCTGTGCTGTTCATGACGTCTTCTCCCTTTGCTGATTATATGATGCCCTTAATGGTGATGGGCGTGTTCCTCGTTCTGCTTGCGTGTTGCGGCTGCCTTCTTCGCAGAGGCGGAGCGTTCTGCAGCGCTTCTGGAGGCAGCTGCTTCACCGCCCTCCTTCCCGCCCTTATGTGCGGCGGGATTGCCTGTAGATTTGCCGCGACCTGAGCCGCCAGGCTTGTTGCCACCACCATCGTCCTTATTCACAGTAGCCCAAGCACGGCGTTCAGCTTCCTTAGCTGATACGCCTTTCTTTTCGTATCCTTCGGCGATGTGATCTGCTTTGCGTTCTTGCTTATCAGTGTATTTGGATTTGTCACCGCGTGGCATATCTTCCTCCTATTCAGGTTTGGATTTCTGACCAATCGATGTGTCCCTTCAGGGATGCAGAACTAACGCGGGGACAGTGAAAAATGTTCCTTGGCATAGGGACGAGAACCCCACATGTCAGCATCTTCTCGGCCTTGGCTGCGGCTATATCGAACCGCACGTTGGCAACGCTTACGTGAGCGGCAACTGACTGCGCATCCTCTGTGCGCCTACTGCATGCAGCAAGAGGACGTCACAGCGGCCACGATATGTGACCACATTATTGCGCATAAAGGCGATGAGGATCTGTTCTGGGATGCAGATAACCTGCAATCACTTTGCAAGCCCTGCCATGACCGTATCAAGCAGCGTGAAGAGCTCGGGCAGAGCGTCGTTCGGTTTGGACCAGACGGATGGCCGGTCATCTGATCGACCCCGGGGGCATCGAAAAGTCCAGAGGGCTGTCAGCCCCGGACCGGCGGCGACCCACAGCGCATGCATCTCCAATTCAAAATATGACCCCATAAGGATTTCATTCCATGGCAAAGCCGAGAAATCCCCTCGGCAAGGCCAAAGTCGAGGGGCGAGACAAAACGCATGCCGGACGGTACAAAAACCGCACAGACCCAGCCGCAAACGGCCCGCTTGGCGCTCCTCCCATGTGGCTGAAGGACAGCGCCGATATCAAGGCGAAGTCAGCCTGGAAGCTTTTCGCGAAAGAGCTGCCGTGGCTGAATGAATCGCACCGCACGCTGGTCGGCATGGCATCCACCATTCAGGGTCGCATCATGGCCGGACAGGAAGTTGGCGTACAGGCGATGAATCTGCTTCGCCAGATGCTTGGCCAGATGGGCGCAACGCCTGCTGATGCTTCCAAGGTGGCGGCACCTGACGAGGGCGAAGAAAAGGACGATCTGCTTGACTGATATGCCTGCGCTTGAGCGTGTGAGCGCTTATGCGCAAGCTGTCATTGATGGCAGAGAAGTTGCCGGCCCTCACGTTCGCAATGCCTGTCGCCGCCATTTTGACGATCTCGAACATTGCCATGAGCGCGGGCTTTACTGGGACGACGATGCTGCCGACCGCGTGTTTCGGTTCTTTGAAGGGCGGCTAAAGCTTTCCGAAGGTCAGTTCGAAGGTAAGCCCTTCAAGCTGCATGCCTCACAGGCTTTCAAGCTTGGTTCGCTGTTCGGCTGGAAACGTGCCGACGGATCGCGCCGCTTTCGCCGTGCTTACATCGAGGAAGGCAAGGGCAACGGTAAGTCGCCGTTTGCTGGCGGTGTCGGTCTTTACGGTCTGATTGCAGATAAGGAAGCTGGCGCCCAGATTTATGCGGCGGCTGCCAAGAAAGAGCAGGCCGGCATTCTGTTTCAGGATGCCGTGAAGATGGTTTGCGCCGCTCCCGCGCTGGTCGAACGGCTGAAATTCAGCGGCGGTATCGGTCGAGAATTCAACATCGCACATCACAAGTCACAATCGTTCTTTCGCCCGATTTCAAAGGATTCCGGCAAGTCGGGCTCCGGTCCGCGCCCGCACTTTGCGCTTTGCGACGAGGTGCACGAACATCCTGACCGATCGACGATGGAAATGCTGGAGCGAGGCTTTAAGTTTCGCCGTCAGCCTCTGTTGTTGATGATTACGAACTCGGGTAGCGACCGAAACAGCATTTGCTGGGAAGAGCACGAGCATGCCGTCAAGGTAGCTGCGGGAACGCAGACGCCGGACGAGGATTTTACCTATGTCGGCGAGGTGATCGACGACACGACGTTTTCCTACGTCTGCGCGCTGGACAAGGGCGACGATCCACTCAAGGACGAAACTTGCTGGAAGAAGGCTAACCCGCTTCTCGGTGTTATCCTGACGCAGGAATATCTGGCCGGTGTTGTAGCTCAGGCAAAGCAGATGCCGGGCAAGCTGAACGGCATTTTGCGCCTGCATTTCTGCTGCTGGACCGATGCAGACAAGGCATGGATGCCACGCGAGACCGTTGAAAGCGTTATGGATGACTTCGACCCGGAAGTCGAATACGTAGACAAGCCGGTTTTCATGGGCGTCGACCTGTCCGGCAGCAAGGACATGACAGTTCTTGCGTGCGTTGTGCCCACTGGCTTCAAGGAAATGGACCGTGAGGACGGATCTACTGTCAATCTGCCGACGTTTGATGCGTGGGTAGAGGCCTGGACGCCAGCTGATACGCTGGAAGCGCGAGAACAGGCTGACAAGGCGCCATATGCGCTTTGGGTAAAACAGGGCTGGCTAAATGCTCCGCCCGGCAAGCGAATTAGATATGACTTCGTGGCCTCGCGGGTCCAGCAAATCGATCAAGCCTTTGACATTCAAGCCATCGCCTATGACCGCTACGCCTATGACAAGTTCCGCGAGGAAGTCGAAGCGTTGGGTTTGGACATTGAACATGTCGCACACCCACAGGGCGGCAAGGTTCGGGCTCGGCCTGAGCCTGCAAAGGTAGAAGCGGCGAAAGCTGCTGGCTTACCGCCGCCACAAGGTTTGTGGATGCCGGGTTCTGTTCTGGCACTCGAAGACATGATTATCGACGGTCGCATTCGTATGCGGCGTAGTCCGGTGCTCATGACTGCCCTGATGGGTGCCACCTTCGATCATGACCCGCAAGACAATCGGTGGTTCGTAAAGACGAAGGCATCGGTGCGCATCGACGCTGCCGTCGCTCTGGCAATGGCGATTGGTGTGGCGATGGACGGCGCGGTTATGCCGAAAGAGTCCGTCTACAAGAAACGCGGCATCCGAATGGCCGGCTAATCGGAACAAGGAAAGATATGGGTATTTTAGACCTGTTCCGGTCCAAACCGGAGGCAGCGCCTTCGGTCGCGCCGAAACGAGCTCCGCGAGCTGACTGGCAATATTTTGACGGCTTGGATGATCCAAGGCTGGCCGCATTTATTGGCGGCGGTGCAGAAACCGCAAGCGGCATGGCGGTAACGCCAAAGGCTGCTCTGTTCAACACAACGGTTTTTCGCTGTGTTGACCTCATCTCAGGCAGCATCGGGATGCTGCCATTTTACTTGATGTACAAGGACGGGAAGGGGCGACTTCACCCAGCCGATGATCATTCTCTGTTTGATGTTCTTCTTACGCAGCCGAATAAATGGCAGACGGCGTATGAATTCCGCCGACAGCTGCAGTCGCATGCACTGACCTACGGCAATGCATACGCCCGTATTGTTCGAAGCGGTAGGCGCGTGGTTGCGTTGCAGCCTTTGCACCCGACGAATGTCACCGTCGAGCAGAAAGACGACCTGACCGTCATCTACAAAGTCGTCTTGAAGGGCGGTCGATATGTCGAGCTGCCCCAGTCGGAGGTATTTCACCTCCGTGACATGACGGACGATGGCGTCATCGGCCTTTCCCGTGTCCAGCAGGCAAAAGAGGCTATCGGCCTTGCCATGCAGACCGAGAAAGCCGCGGCTCGTCTGTTTAAGAACGGTACGATGGTCGGCGGTGCGCTCACGCACCCCGGCAAACTTGGTGATGACGAGTTTGAAAACCTCGATACGAGCCTAAAGGAAAAGTTCTCCGGCGCGGAAAACGCGCACAAGTGGCTGATCCTTGAAGAAGGCATGAAGGCCGAGCCATTCTCGCAGACGGCTAGAGACAGCCAGCAGATCGAGACAAGAAATCACCAGATCGAAGAGGTTGCGCGCGCTTTTGGTGTGCCGCGGCCTCTTCTGATGATGGATGACACGTCATGGGGCAGTGGCATTGAAACCCTTGGCCAATTTTTCGTTCGTTATGGACTGGCACCGTGGTTCATCGCTTGGGAACAGGCGGTTTCTCGGTGCCTTCTGACCCGCGAAGAACGTCGATCGTATCAGGCTGATTTCGATGAGCGCGAATTGCTTCGCGGTTCGATTAAAGATCAGGCCGAATTCCTCGCGAAAGCCTTGGGTTCGGGTGGCTCCAGACCGTGGATGTCCCAGAATGAAGCTCGCGATTATGTGGGCTTGAGCCAGAGCGACGATCCAGACGCGGACAGCCTCAAAAATCCAATGACGCAGCCAGAAACTGGCCGCCTTCCTTCAGGAACACGCAATGAGCCTTAACAGAACGCCGGTTGCAGCCGTTGCGCGACCGAAGTCGTATCAGTGGGATGTGCCTCTCTCCGCCTTGGAGCGGTGGGAGAGCGCTCCACAAGCGGCAGAAGCTGACGATCCGAACACACTTTCGATCTTTGACGTGATCGGAGAGGATTATTGGAGCGGAGGCGGGTTTACGGCCAAGCGAGCCGCTGCTGCGCTTCGATCTATCGGGAAAAACCCAGTTACAGTGAACGTGAATTCGCCAGGCGGCGACATGTTCGAGGGATTGGCGATTTACAATCTCCTCGCAAGCCATCCCGGCGAAGTCACTGTCAACGTGATGGGTTATGCGGCGTCTGCGGCATCAATCATCGCGATGGCTGGCGACAGGGTGATCATGTCGACCGGCTCAATGATGATGATCCACCGAGCCTGGGGGCTTGCCGTCGGCAACACGCATGATTTCACCGATGCCGCGACGCTGTTCCAGTCCTTCGATAGTTCGATGGCGGATATTTACGCTGCCCGAACCGGACTGGCACAAGACGTCGTGCTTTCTCTGTTGGATGGCCCGTCAAAGGCGTCGGACGGCACTTGGCTGTCTGCCGATGAGGCAATTGAAAAGGGCTTTGCGGACGAAAAGGGCGCTGGAACTGGCAAGCCCGACGCAAAGGCTGAACTTCCCGCACATATCGCAGCAATGCGTCGGATTGACCGAGCGCTAGCTGCCGCAGGTGAGACGCGCCGTTCGCGTACACAACTGCTCCATGAAATTCGAGGTGAGCGCGATGCCGCCGAGAACGCCACGCGCGACGCTGGCAAGACCAGAGCCAAAGACATGACCGGCATTATGGCCGCGCTTGTCAGCACAACCAATATTCTTTCCAAGGGATAACCACATGGAACCCGATGAAATCAAGGCGCTCATTGAAGCGCAGGGCCGCGCATTTGAAGCGTTCAAGTCAGAACACAGCGCAGCGCTCAATGACGTAAAGAAGGGCACGGAGGATGTAGTTCGCACCGAAAAGGTCGAGCGCATCAACGCCACTGTAAGCGATCTTCAGGCTGCCCTCGACGAGCAGGCCCAGAAGCTCGCCGCTTTGCAGACGGCAGGCGCGTCCAAGCCTGGCGATGAAGCGAAGAACGCCGAATATACCAAGGCATTCAATCGCTTTTTCCGCAAGGGCGACGAGGCGAGCATCGATGCATTCATTCAGGCCAACCCACAAGCCGCGATGAGCGTCGCAGTTCCAGAAGATGGCGGCTATACGGCTCCGACCGAATGGGACCGCACCATTACCGACAAGCTAAAGATCGTTTCTCCGATGCGTGGCATCGCTTCGGTCATTCAGATTTCTGGTAACGGCTTCTCCAAGCTCTACAACGACCGCGCTACCGCGTCTGGCTGGGTAGGCGAATCCGCTGCGCGTCCTGAAACCCCGGCTGCAAAGTTCGCCGAGGTGAAGTTCAACACCGGCGAAATCTACGCCAATCCTGCAGCAACGCAGCGCTTGCTGGATGATTCCGAAATCAATCTCGAAAACTGGCTTGCCGGTGAAGTCGAGACTGAGTTCGCCTATCAGGAAGGCATCGCGTTCGTTTCCGGCAACGGCACTGACAAGCCCAAAGGCTTGCTGACCTACACGACTGCGGCCTCGCATCCGTGGGGCGCAATCCCGACCGTGAATAGCGGTGACGCAGCTGGCCTTACGACCGACGGCCTCATTGATCTGGTTTACGACCTGCCAAGTGAGCGCACGCCGAATGCGCGGTTTACTATGAACCGCAAGACGCAGGGTGCTATCCGTAAACTGAAGGACGGTCAGGGTAATTACATCTGGCAGCCGGGTCTGGTTTCTGGCCAGCCTGCAACGATCCTTGGCTTCCCAGTCACGGAACTTGCTGCAATGCCGGACATTGCCGCTGACGCCATCCCGGTTGTCTTCGGTGATTTCCAGCGCGGTTATCTCGTGGTTGACCGCACGGGTATTCGCATCCTTCGCGATCCGTACACCAACAAGCCTTTCGTGCAGTTTTACACCACGAAGCGCGTTGGCGGTGGCGTTACTGATCCGACGGCCCTGCGTTACCACAAGATCGCAGCTGCTTAACAATACAAGGGCGCCTTCGGGCGCCCTTCATACAGGAGGCGCTGATGGAAGTGCGTGTTGCGAAGGCATTCAAGGCAGTGCCTGAAGGCGAGGTTTATCCACGCCAGTTTGAGGTAGGCGATACTGTGACTGGTCGCATTGCCGAGGTTGCGCGAACGCTGGGCTGTGTCGCAGATGAGCCTGCTAAGAAGAAGGGCTTCGACCGTGGCGGTGGATCTTGATCGGTTAAAGCGACATCTTCGAATTGAATTCGCTGATGAGGATGCGGAGCTTGAAGGATATTTAACCGCCGCTCAAGGGTCTGCGTTGCGCTATATGAACCGCGACACAGTGCCTGCAGGCGCTGAAGCCGAAGTGGACGCGGCAGTCCTGCTTATAGCGGGTGATCTGTACGAGAACCGCGAGCGACAATCGACTGCCGAGGTGTTCGAGAACCGTTCGGCGCGCTGGCTGCTTGATCCGTATAGGCTGTTGAGGGTTTGAAACTACCGAAGCGGCTTCTTCATGATGAGCGGTCCGTTAGGTTGTGGTGCAACATACCTCATGACGACGCGTACCGTCTTTGACTTGATGGTCGTTTCACCGGCGCACTGTTTCAACGCTTCTTGAGCGCTGACTGCGAACTGTTCGCCCGCTCTTCGGACGGGCTGGTATTCAACGGTGACGATTTGCGTCAACTGCCCTTCCGCGTTGTAGGTAACTTCGAACGTCGCAGACGCTCGCTGATAGTCTGTTCCCTCCGGCAGTGTCCAGCACTTGGCGGCCATATCTGCAACCAGTTGCGCGTCATTAGCCGACGCTGGTGCAGATAATATGTTCAGAGCCACGAAGGTCAGTATGAACGTCCTCTTCATTCTTCTCCGCAATGAGTTCGATGAACGGGGCAAGTAATGACCTTAAATAGTCATTGCGCAGATCAAAAGCCAGCCAAAGGAACGCGCATGCCCTGGCTCCACTTCACAGCCACTTACGATTTCATCCCCAAACCAGCTGTGACGATCCGCTATCCGGCAGGCTACGTCGGGCTTGTAACCACGCCCTGCGCTAATCGCGCCATTGCCGCTGGCAAAGCCGAGCGGCTTCCAACTCCCACGAAAGACGAGGCTGAAGCATGGCGAAGCGCGCAGGTGCCGGCAGCCTGAACTGCCGTTTGACGTTTCAGCGTCGCGAACAAATAAGCGATGAGTGGGGCGGCACGCGCGGTGAGTGGATCGACCAGTTCACCGTGCCCGGAAGGCTGGAACCGCGATACGGCAGTAATGCCGAAAGCGTCATGGCAGCGCGAATGCAGTCCATGCAGCCGTACAATCTGACCATTCGCAGTAGCACTGCGGCAAGGCAGATAACGGCATCGTGGCGGGCATACGACGCTCGGGCTGGCGTTACAGTCGACATCCAAGGCGCGCAACGACCGAACCGGGTTTTCGGAATTAAGACCGTCGTCAATCCGGACGAGCGCGGCGCTTATCTGGAATTGCTCGTTGTTGAAGGCGAGGAAACTTGATGGCGGTTAAGATTAAAGGTCTCGACCGTTTACAGATCAAGCTAACTAAGTTCCCAGAAGTAGCTGAAAAACTCGTTAGATCGGCAATGGAGCAAGGCGCGCAGGAAATCGTCAACATGATGCAAAACCTGGTCCCCGTCGATGACGGAGAGCTGATGGAAAGCATCGGGTGGACGTGGGGCGCAGCTCCAAAATACAGCCAGCGCATTGGCAGCGTTAAGTCGAATGACGGCAAACTGACAATCACGATCTACGCCGGCAATTCCAAGGTGCGTTACGCGCATCTGGTCGAATTCGGCAGCGCACCACACGTGAACGGCGGCATGTATCCCGGCACATTTAATCCGGGCGCCAAGGCGCAGCCGTTCTTCTATGTTTCGTGGCGGGCGAGGCGGCGCAGCGCAAAAGCTCGCGTATCTCGTGCCATTACAAAAGCGGCAAAACAGATTGCGGCGGATCGCTAATGGACCCGGTTTTAGAGCTTCAGGGCGCCATCATTCAGCGCCTACGCAACTTTCCCGCGCTCGTCGCCCTGATTGGCCAGCGCAGTTACGATAATCCTCCCACGAACGACCAAGGGCAGGTTTCGCCCTCAATCTTTCCATACGTCAGTATTGGCACGTCGAGCGCTCAACAGGCTGATGCCGATTGCATTTACGCTGACGATATCATTTTCCAGCTGGATGTCTGGTCGATTGAGCCAGCCAAAAAGCAGATGCGCGACGTCGCAAACGCAGTGCGTCTCGCAACACGAGGGTGGGAACCTGTTTTGACAGCAAACGCCCTCGTGACATTCGAATATTGGCGAACTGACTACATCAAGGATGGCGCAATCAACCACGCGTCGATCCGTTACACGGCGATCATCGAGCAGCCCTAAGGCACTCCGCGCCGATCACCCCGAAAATCTGTTTATAGGCCGCCCTTGGGTGGCTGTTTTCGTATGGAGGGCCGCAATGGCTCAAGCAACTACGATCAAAGGTGGCAAAGTCCGCGTCAAGATCGGTACAGTGGGTGTTGGCGGTGAAATCACCTACGCTGCACCTTGCGGTTTCACGCAGCGTTCTATCAGTCTGACTAAAAACCTCAATGAAGTTCCGATCCCAGATTGTGAAGACCCCGATAAGGTCGACTGGGTTGGTCGCGACGCGGTGTCGCTTTCTATGGGGGTGAACGGAGAAGGCGTATTGGCCGCAGAGTCAGTCGAAGATTGGCTTGATGCCGCGGAATCGATTGATAGCGTTCCTGTCCAGCTTGATCTCGAGTTTCCCGCCACGACGTACACTTACACGGGAAGAATGCACGTCGAAAGTCTCGAAATTGGCGGCAACAACGGCGAACGCGCGACAAACAACGTTTCTATGCAATCCGACGGCGAGATGGTCCGCACCTCGACTCCGACGGCTCCATAATGAGCAGAGACGCGAAAGTTGAACTCGACTGGGCGGATGGTACTTATACCTTCCGCCTTGGTTGGGGCGAATTGGAAGCGTTGCAGGAAGCTTGCGACGCTGGTCCTTGGGTCATTCTGGATCGGCTTTTCACTAAACAATGTCGTGTTGGCGATATTGCCCATGTTATCCGGCAGGGACTGATTGGTGGCGGTCTGGAGCCAACGGCGGCCACGAAACTCGTGCGAACCTACATCGAAAAGCGCCCACCTGCCGAAAATATCGTCTTCGCCACCATCATCCTGCAGGCTGGCATTCAAGGCGTACCGGAAGAGCCGGTGGGGGAGCCAGCGGCGGCAAATCAGACGGAGAGCAACTTGACAGTCTCCCCAACGGAAAAGTCAGATTTGCCGCGGTCTACGGCAATGGTGCGGCGCTCGGCTTCACGCCGCAAGAAGTAAGACGCATGTCCATGTGGCAGTTCATGGCTGCCGTTGACGGTTACGTCAAAGCTAACTCGACCGACGATGGCGGTTTAAGCCAGAAGGAAAAAGACGAGCTTTGGGAGTGGGTGAGCGAGGGGTAAGCTGGGCTGCTAGGAGCAACCCAGCTGCGTTGCCTCGGCCTGAGCCTGAGCGCGCTCCGCTTCCAGCAATCTTGGGATGTTGGCCCGGCTAAGCAGTTGCTGGCATCTCAGTTCTTTGTTTGCAGGGTCAGATGCCTTACTGCTGGCGCAACCGGTTATAGTCAGCGTGATCGCGCAAATAGTGACGATGACTTTCATTTATCCCCCTCCTTGGACTATTTTCTACGTTAATGGGTTAAAACCTGCACGCGCAATTATATTTTCTTCCGCTCGGATAGCTTCAGCTTTGTGATAGATTTGGGTTCTAAGAGCATCGAACAATCTACCATTTTGCTCATATATGATGATGTCGTTGAGCGTTCCCATGCCGCCATAACAGTGCAGGATGCGTATCACGCCGTGAAAGTCAGAAAGTCTGATTTCTGAAGCGCCTTTTTCGAGCGCTCTTGCCCAGCCCTGAACATTATGGGCGCGCAAAATTGCAACGATCTCATCTACATCGGAGCAAAGAGATTCTAAGTCCGGGTGCATGGCAGATCCTTTTGCTAAAACGTCGGCTCCTTCACGCGAGAGCCAGATTTGGCGCCGTCGACTCCCGTGGCAAATCCTTCGAAGTCACGACCGATGATAATCAGCGGCAGCGATGCCAGTGACGCGATACCGCCAAGGGTCAGTAGCGCATACGGCATGACCACACTTTGATTGTAATAGCCGCCGAATTGCACGTTCTTCGCGACCGTCGCGAGCAAATCCCAATAGCCATACGCGGACACCAGAGGGCCGGCGAATAGGAACGCGATTCCTAGCCAGCCCAAACCATTAAATCTCTGTTCTATTTACATAGGTGCCCCACCATGGCCACTAACCTTGAATCCCTTGTCATTCAATTTTCGGCCGATTTCAAGCGCTTGGAGAACGCGATTAATCGGCAACGTGGTCAATTCACCCGCCAGATGGACCAGATGGAGAAGTCAGCAAACGCAAGTGTGCAGCGCATAAATGCGGCGCTTGGAAACATCGGCAAGGGCACGATGCAAGACCTCGCTGCTCCCCTAACCGGCATTACTGCCGCATTGGGCACGCGCGAGTTGATGCAATATGCGGATGCTTGGACGCAGGCTGGAAACCTCATTCGTTCGTCAGCGACGGCAGCTGGTGTTGGCGCACGTTCGCTGAATGAGTTGAAGGGCTGTGCGAACGAAGCTCGGACAAGTCTCGAAGCCTATACTGACCTATATGCTCGGCTGATCAGATCGGCCTCCGCCGTAGCCAAGTCGGAAGACGAGATTGCTTTGGCAACGTCGCTTGTCTCGAAAGCCTTTAAGGCTGGCGGTGCGTCCGCACAGGAACAAGCTGCTGGCATTCTCCAGCTCGGGCAAGCTTTGGGTTCTGGCGTGTTGCAGGGCGATGAACTCCGGTCGTTGCGTGAAAACGCTCCGGTCATTGCGAAGGCAATTGCTGACGAGTTTAAGACCACGATCGCAGGCTTGAAGCAGCTTGGCGCCGATGGGAAACTGACGTCCGATCGCGTGTTCAAGGCTATCCTGAATGCGCAAAAGGGTATTGAGGCTCAGTTCAAGGCCACCAACGCGACCATTGCCGACGCCTTCACGCAGATTAATAACGAGTTTACCGCTTATATCGGCAATGCCGATAAGTCAGCTGGCGCGAGTAGGCAACTGGTTCAGGCGCTGCAGTATGTTGCTGACAACTTCAAAGAAATAGCCGACGTCGTCGCAGTCTTTGCGACCGTGCTGATTACCGCGTTCACGGGGCGGGCGATCGCTGGCGTAGTAGTCGGACTTGGCCAGGCCGTTGTTGCTTTAGGCTCATTCCTGACCGCACTTCGTACAGGTACGAGTGTAGTTGCCGCCTTCAGTGCATCGCTTGGGCCAATCGGCCTGTTAGCAGGTGCTGCGGCAGGGGCGGTTTACCTGCTCTATAACAATATGTCGTCCGGCGACCGGACCGCAAAATCATTCAGTGATGCGGTTGGTGAAAACAAGGTTGCGCTGGAAAGTGCGGCTTCAGCTTCGCGACAATACCAGACTGAATTGGTCAAGCAGATCAGCTTACAGCTTGAAGCAGCCAAAGCAGCCTATGCGCAGGCAAGCGCAAATGCAGATGCGGCCCTCATGCGGGATCAATCCTTCCTCCATGCGACTGGGATGAGGTTTGAGCCTCTTAGATATGCCGCTGAGACCGCGGGAAATGACGCTATCGCGCTGGCAAGCGCAGTTGGCGTATTAGAAGACCAACAGAAGAAAGCTCAGCAGATCCTCGCCTCAACGCCATCGGGCTACGGCGGCGGCATCGCGACTACACCAGACGACAAGAAGAAGGGCCGCACGAAGAAGACGTCCGCTGAGCGGTTCGACAGCGATATTCGACGTATCACCGACCGCACTGCTGCACTTGTCGCCGAGACCGAAGCGCAACGCCAGATCAATCCGCTGATCAACGACTATGGCTATGCCATGGAAAAGGCCCGTACTGAGCAGGAATTGCTCAATGCGGCTCAAAAGGCAGGTGTCGCGCTCACACCTGAACTGCGAGCACAAATCGCTGCTGCGGCAGATCAGTGGGCGTTAGCTAGCGCAGAAGCGGCCAAGTTGGCCGAGGCACAAAACCGGATCAAGGAAAGTGCCAAAGATATGGCGGCTTTCCAAAAGGATATGGTCAGCGGCATAGCTAACGATCTTATCAATGGCGCCAGCGCAGCAGAAACCTTTGCTAACGCGCTCGGGAAGATCGCGGATAAGCTGATTGAAATCGGCCTCGCGAACATCTTCGATACCGACAAGGGCGGCTTCAATCTATTCGGCGCTCTGGGCGGCATATTCCGTAAGAATGGTGGACCGGTGAAGCGCGCTGGCGGGGGAATCGTTCGCGGTCCTGGCGGGCCGCGTGGCGACAAAATCCCGGCGATGCTGAGCGATGAGGAATTCGTCGTGAATGCAGCTGCCACTAAGCGCAACCGCGGCTTGCTTGAAGCCATCAACAGCGGCGGCGTCATTGGACTGAAGGATGGCGGCTCACCTTTGCGCGCCCCATCCATGCCGATCCTGCGCTCATCTGCTGCAACGCAGCAAGCTCAATCCGGCATTGCCGATGTTCGCGTCTACATGGATCGCGATGGCAATTGGCAGGCCGAAGTCGAACGCATTTCACAGCGGAACGTGAAACAGGGGCTTACCGCCTTCGATAAAACGGGCGCAATGCGAACGGCACGCGATCTAAGGCAAGTCAATTCAAGGGGGCTAGCAAGGTAATGGCTGAACTTCTTCCGACTGGCCTGCGATATCAGCCGACTTTCCCGATCCTGAATCGCCCGGTTTCCATGTCTCAATACGGAGATCGGGCGATTTCTGCGATTGAGAACGGCGATCCGTTTTGGACGTGGACCGCAAAGATTACAGCGCTGACGAACGCCAAGCGCAATCTGCTCGAGGCGTTTATCGATCGATGCCGGGGCGGTCAAGTGACGGTGCACTACACACCGAAGCATGTTTGCATCCCACAAGCTTACTGGGGTGACGCGAATAACCCGGCAATCACCGGCACCGCGACGCTGGCTGCGATCAACGGCAACACGCTCACTTTGAATGGCGTCGCAGTCGGCTTGAAGCTGATGAACGGCGATTTGGTCGGTTTAACCGTCGGTGACTACAACTTCATCGCTCGCGTTGTTGCTGATGCCACAGCAGCCAGCACGAGCGTGCAGGTGAAGACCGAGCCGTTTCTACCGTCTTACATCACGGTCGGCGCGACGGTCCGCTTCAAAAAACCGGTGATGAACATGCGGTTGATGCCGAAGACGTGGGAAATTGGCGATGGCAAGTTTCCCGATGCGTCGTTTCAGTTGATTGAAGTGCCGAAGTGAAGGAGAAGATGATGGAAGAGAAACCACGGATGATGGTCAGTCAGCCTTGGACATTGCGCCGCATCACGAGAATTGAAGCAGGGCTGCACGAACTCATTTTCGACGTTGATGAGCAGCCCTCCATCAAATTGACTATCGAGGGATCATTCTCCCTTAAGAGCCTGCGTGTCGAAGGTGTTGCTACCCCCGCATGAGGGGCAGGTGACTCCCTGCATCTGTAAACGCATGCCTTTGTCATCTAAGGAGTGCGCGGGGAATATGACGGCATCACAATGCCCACACAACAAATCGGCGCCATTTTGATCTTTTTCATAACCGTAGCCGCCGACGAGGTCCATCCCCATTTCCGGAATTGAATCAGTTGCTTGTAGTCGTATCTGCTTCATTTCAAGCCTCCCATTGTTAACGCGAGCATCAAAGCCGAGTCGCAATCGGAAGTCGAGTATCCCACCAAATCAGGAGGCCTCATGGCTTTCCCAGCACGTCTACAGCAATTGCTCGACGAGGGCAGGGGCAAGATTGCCTCTGCCGTCAAAGTTGAATTCGGCACCGGCACTTATGGCTTTTTTTCTGGCAAGGGAAGCGTCCCTTACGGCGGCCTCACGTACAACGGCAACACACTGGTCGACATCGACGAGCCCATGTATGCGCTCGGTACGGCTGCCCAGCCCGTGACTATGCGGTTGCCTGCCGCTGCTGATTTCGGGCTTACACCCGACAAGCTGAAGCTTATTGAGCAGGAAGACTACAAGAACCGTCCTGTCACGTTCTACGACTTCTATTTCGATCCAGACTCGAACGCTTTCCTTCACGCCGAGCCGACTTGGTACGGCTATGTCGATACTATCGACCACCGCGAGGAAGGCGACAATGTGTGGCTGGAAGGCAATATCGAGACCGGTGCAGTCGACAATTTCCGCGAAGGCTATCGTTATGCCTCGCACGAGGATCAGCAGCTTGTTTCGTTAGGCGACATGCTTTTTGAGTATGCAGCGAGGATCAAGAATGAATTCTTCAAAATCAAATTCGGCTAGGGTCCCGAGCTGGGATCGGGCGCTGGAAGATATTGCGACGGCTCACGTATCCATCACTCCAGAATGGGGCGTCTCGGACTGCCTGATGACGGCGGCAGATGCGATTGAAGCGGTTATCGGTGAAAACCCTCTCGCCGAGTTCCGGGGCAAATATAAAACCGAGGCCGGGGCCGCTCGCAAGATGCGCGCCAATGGCTGCGAGAACGTCAAGGACGTTTTTGAGAACTACCTCAAGCTTGAACCCGTCAACCGGCTCTCTGCCCGTCGGGGTGATGTCGGCGTGATGATAATCAATGACGAATACGTCGCCGGTTTCATCAGCGGCACCGGGTTCGCGGTCAAACAGCCTAACGGCCTCGCATTCTACCCGGTGACCGATATCGTGCAGGCCTACAAGGTCGGCATCTAAAACATACGATAATTCGCGCCTTTGAAGGTCCGTTGACAGCGGGCCTATTTTGTTGCGCCTGCATGAGGCTTTTGCATGCCATTTCTCGCACCAATATTTACCGCTATCGGCGGCATTGTATCGAGCGTGGCCGCATGGGCAGCTGCAAGCCCGATCCTTGCGGGTATTGCGCAGACTGCATTCGGCATTGCGGCAAGGTTTGCTCTCAACGCGCTTTTCCCGCCCAAGTCGCAAAGCCGTGCTTCCGAACTGGAAACTCAATACGGCTCGAATATCCCGCGTTCGGTCATTCTCGGCACCTGTGCGACCGAAGGCCATCATATTTATCGCAACAGCTACGGCAGTGGCGGGCGGCTCATTCAGGACGTGTTCGTTCTGTCGAGTTTCCGCATCACCTCTGTGCCGCGTGTTCGCTACAACGGTGAATGGCGCGTCCTGTCAGTCCAAGACGCGGACGGTTACTGGCTTGTGCCGAATGAAGGCACGAGCGGCGACGATCATGATAACGTCCGGGTCAAGTTCTATTACGGCACGATGGATCAGCAGGCCGAGCCGACGCTGATCAACAATGCCCGTCCTTCCGGGCGCTGGACTGCGAACCATCGCGGCGCAGGCGTTGCCTATGCAATCGTGTTCTCCGAACTGCGCAAGGATGGCGATGGCCTTACCTCGCCAGCAAAGCTTCTGTTCGAAGTCGTCGGCGCGCCGCTTTATGACTGGCGCAAAGACAGCACTGTGGGCGGTTCCGGTGCGCATCGCTGGGAAGACCAGAGCACATGGGAATATTCCGACAATCCGGTTGTCGAGATTTACAATCTGGAGCGCGGTTTCTTCAATGGTACTCAGCGAATGGTCGGCAAGGCCGTCCGCGCAAGCCGCTTGCCGCTCGGTGATTACACCCAAGCTGCCAATATCTGCGATGAATTCATGGTCGATGGTTCGAAGCGCTATCGCGCCCATGCTATTGCCAAGGACGGCCCCGGCGCGAACCACGATGCAAACCTGACGCCGATCCTAGAAGCCATGTGCGGCTCATGGGTTGAACGTGTTGACGGCGAGTTTCCCATTGCTGGCCCTCCACAAGCTATCGTTGCAACCATTACCGATGACGATATCAAGCGTGGTGCGGCGTTGCGCTTCAGCGTCAAGCGCAAGCGTACGGAACTGATCAATACAGTCGCGGCGTCCTATATCTCGCCGGATGATTTCTATGAGACGAAGGATGCGGCAACCCGGATTGACGCCGGGGCATTGGCCGAGGATAGGGAAACGCTTGCCAGCGCCATTCCTTATTCCGCTGTTACGGATGTTCGGCAGGTGGACCGACTTGCCGATATCGCCATTCGTGGCGCTCGTTATCAGGCATCAGCGGAAATCGTCGTTCATCCGAAGTTCCTCGACACGATCAAGGAAGGCCGGTGGGTTCGCTGGAACAGCAAGAAGTATGGGGACCGCACATTTCAGGTTCTGACGCGCCAGCTTGGCGGCATCAATACCGATGGCGCCAGAGACATTTCACTGTCGTTGCAGCAGATCAGCAATGGTGTTTTCGACCCGACCGCATATGAGACCAACCCGCCGAACATCATCGTCGTGCCGCCGCCGCAATACCTGGCTGAAGTGCAGAACTTCTTCGCCATTCCAATTGTTGTCGTTGCAGATGGGCAAGGCGAATTGCCCGGTGTGCGACTGATCTGGGATCCAATTGATGATATCTCGGTAGTCGGCGTCGATATCGAATATTGGCCAGCGAATGATCCGTCGCAGGTGTTTACCAAGTTCGTGACGTGGGACGTGATCAATGTTCCTATTGTCGAAGGCTTGACCTCGCTGACTGACTGGTTTGTCCGGACACGGTTGCGCGTGGACAATGGTCGGTCGGTGGCTTGGTCGACAGCAACGCCGTTCACGACACTTAAGGCGGCAGGCGATGATATCCCAGTTGATTACGAGCGCCTTGACGAAGATGTGCGTGGCCTCATCAACTACATGACCGATGATATGCGCGAGTTGAAGCGACAGGCGCAGGAACTGGCGACAACGACGTCGGACAACCACAACAGCAATTACGCTGACCGCCAAGCCATTCGCCGTGAACTGACCAGCACCTTCGGAACTGCGCAAGCTCAGTGGCAGGAAGATATTCTGACAGCTACCGGGCCGAACAGCGCCATCGGTCAACAGTTAATACAGATCAATGTGAGCCTTGGCGAAAAGGCCGATGCGAGCACTGTCAGTCTGCTTCAAAGCCGCGTGGACAATGTCGACGGCGAGATAACGGCGGTATCAAACGCACTCACAGATGTGAATGCGTCGGTCAATGATGTTAGCGCAAACGCCACATGGCGCATGACAGCTACAGCCGGGACAAGCGGATCGGTAAAGATTGCCGCGTACGGCAGGCTAAATACCGGGAGCACGTGGCGGCAGGCCGGATGGTTTGTGAATATCACACCGACAGGTAGTCAGTTTGTTGTCCTTGCCAATCAGTTTGCCATTGCCGATCCAAACGATGATGGAAGCTTCACCTATCCGTTCGTTGTGCAAAATGGAGAAGTCTATGCCCAAAACATGAGGCTGGGGACGCTGAAATTCGATCAGCTTCAGTCCAATAACGGCAAGCTGATTATTCGCGGCAGCGGCTCGCTGGCAGATCTCAGGATTTTCACATGACCCAGACGTTCATCGGCTACAAACCGGGCGTTGGCCCGGTTCTAAAATGCCTGAAATACGACACTGACGATCCGTTGGCGCTGGCGAACACGGCATTTGACAGGTTCTTCTTCAATTCGGAGACACAGAACCTGTCCTATGTCTTTCCGACGAACCCGTTTTTCTATCGCTCGGCAGAACTATCTGCGCTCCCGGCAACCTTCAACATCACAAATGATCGGGGCAACGTGGTCATTTCTGGACGGACGGGAACGGCTACAGGTTTCTACAATGTCACAACGTATTACCGAATAACGAACGCCTATCCGAGCATGGGCTATGTTCCGATGTCGGAGTTCAGGCAGGTTGATCTGCTGACCAACCGAATTGAGTGCGGGTCTTTCCTCAGCTATTACGCCTTGGTTGGCTCGACCAATCATAACGTGGTGACGGCGCAGCAGTTCTATACCGTGATGGGAAAAATGGTTGGAACGACGAGTGGATCAACCACATTCCCGACGGTCTACAACGGCATAATCTCCACGACTGACCAAGGCTTTGTCGGGCTTGGAGAATGGTTCGTCTGGAAAAACCAGCTGATCTACACCGACAACAGAAACCCCAACGCCATTTATCCGAGTGTATGGGACCTGCCTGCCGATGCGTCGGCTATGCGGACTTACACGACGACAACGGGCCTACTGTCGCTGGAAGCAAGTTCCAGTCGGTTTGTGCTTTCCAGACCCGGCTATGACGTGAATACGACGAATGAGTTCGGCACGATCATGAGTACGAACAACCGCTCCCCGGCTTTGTGCGTCATGAACGGAACCGAGAACAATATCCCCGCCAATGAATCTAGAACGATAGCAGCACCTGCTGGCGTCATCCTCTCGCAAAGGGCGGTTGTTGACGTGATGTTCCGTGTCTCCGGGCAGACGTGGCGCGTACCTGGGCTTCTGACGGACACCACAGCGGCGGGACTTTGGCGGTTATCCTACACCGTGTCCAACAACAGCATCACGTTCTACAATTCGGAGAAAGACGCTGTTGACTTGCGATATGTCGTTTTTAACGTGGATGATCAGCCGACATCGACGGGCGGCAATCAGGTCATCTTCCGTGGCAATGATGGAACGCGGGACTTCGTTCAGATCAAGAAACCCGGCACAAGTGACCCTGCCAGCCGTCCGAATGATATCCTGTTTGACAGTCGGTATCCGCAATTCCAGATCATCGCTCAGGGCTTTATTCCGATATCCAGCTTTGGAGCAACGCAACCTCCGACCTCGATAGATAAAGGCGCAAGAACCTATCGGCTGAACTTCAACAACGCCGGTTTCGTGCCTTACCTGAAATACTCAACCGTGTTTCCGAACTGTGTGACGACGCCGATCTATCGAGCGGAGCGCGGGGTCGATGTTTCCAACATATCCATGCTGGCCGAAGTGAATGACACCTATGTCGATTTCTTTTGCTCGCCAGATAGCGGTTGGTCTGATGCATTCAGTCAGGCTGGCAGTTGGACGCGCCTTGACTACGGTGCCCGCATTCAGGGTGTCCGGTACTACATTTTCGGCATAACGCCGAGCTGATCTCAGGAGAAAAATCTATGGCTGTTTTGTCCGACTACGTGTCGGGAACGATCACTGTTACCCAAAATTCAGTGAGTTTTACGGGCACAAACACCCTTTGGAGAACGGCACAGTTCCGAGAGGGCGATACCGTTCAACTGAAGGGATACACGGCGATCATCGCGGCCTCATCGGCTTCTGACCCGCGCATTGCCTCGAACACCGCGGGAACGTTCACCGAACCGTGGCCGGGGCCTTCGGGAACGTTTGCTTATCGTATGCGCTTCATGCCGGATGGTGCTCGCGTCACTGCGCAGACGACGACGTTGATTGAGTTGCTCGGAAATGGCAACCTGCAAGCCTTGTCGGGTGTCAATGGCGCGACCAAGACGCTACCGTACTTTACCGGCGCTGGCAGTATGGATGCGCTTCCGGGTGCGGCAGATACCATGCCGTATTTTACGGGCGTCAATGGTATGGACGTCACCCCACTATCTCCGTTCGCTCGCACCATTCTTGACGATACAACGGCGGCGGGCGTTTATGGCACATTGGGAACAATACCTAACGCGCAGCTGCCGGGGCGTTTACAGGAGTATGCACCGCCGCTAACCGACGCCAATCTTGCAGTATTGACCGGATTTTACGTCCTGAACGCATCGGCAGCAAATAATCCGGGCGCTGGAGCGGGCTTCTTGCAAGTCATGATGAACGTTACGACCTATGGTCGCCAAATATATTGGCAAAGAGACGGATCACGTGTGTTCTCGCGCAACTTGACCAATGGCGTTTGGGGAGCGTGGCAGGAGATATGCGGAGGATTGGTCGGTCAAAATGGTTGGACTAGAGATCCGGACGGCCTAATCACGCAGTTCGGTTCTGCCGTCTTAACATTGAGCGCTTCCTTGGCAGCAACCATTACACTCCCGACAGCTTTCCCAACGGCGCAATTTCATGGGGCACTTCTTACAAACGGTGATTGGGCGTCGGCTTCTCAACGTGCCGCACAGCCGGTTGTCGTCAATTTTACCAACTCCACAATGCAAATTGCGGCAAATGGTGCCGCTACAGGCACCATAAGAATTGGCTTTCAAACAAGGGGAAATTAGCCTTATGATTTATGGTATATTTGATAATGAGGGTTTCCCGGCTGCATTTTATGATGAAAGAATTCACGGGTTCCGTAAGCTTCCGGTCTATAGTGCAGTGCCGGACCCGACTGAGGAAAATCCCAATCCCGTCGTTGAAATTGTCGGCTATCAGGACAATCCTAACTGCAAAATTCCTGCCGAAGCGGTTGAGATATCAGTCGAGCAGCATCAGGAGTTTCTATCATGGCAGGGGCTGCGCCGTTGGGAAAATGGGCAAGTGGTCGAATATTCACCGCCAGCTGTCGATCCCGTCGCGATCATCCCTGCTGTTACTCTCTGGGAACGCATGACTGATGTCGAGGCCGAACAGGTAAATGCGGCTATGGCCACTCAACCGTTCCGCACCCGTCAAATCTTTCTGACCGCAAACACGTTCCGCTCCGATCATGAGCTTTGGCCGCTGCTCGTTCAGATGGCGACGGATTTGTTTGGTGAGGAAAGGGCGGCGGAATTGCTGGGGGGCAACTAATTTGTAAGATCAATATCACCAGTAATCGGAGCTTGCCTCGAAGCACTATCGTCTGTTCTTATGATTTGGCAAGCAAGCACGTAAATTCGAACCGGCCGACGGGTGTTTGATTTATCTCACGAACAGTTAAATTTATAAGTCGTCTTTCAAATAACGCCATAATAATGTTTTGAAACACGTCAGGTGTAAATTGCCACCTATGGACATCTACATAACCCCCGGCGGCGGCTTCGTATTCTGCGATAGCCGCCTTTGCGCGGTGAGTCTGCGACCGTTTCCAATCATCATTGAAATGGTCACCGTTCCAATGTCGGGAGGCATCGTTGTGCGTCGTTTGCGCTCGATGCTCGATTACCTTTAACAATGGGTGACGCGTGTCCCCTTGAGCGAAGATAACTTCTTCAAGCGTAGAATGCGGTATCGCATAATCGAAACAATATCGCTTGTCAGGAATGATCAGATAGTAGATGCCGTCTTCATTAAGGATTTTCGAAACTTGGTTGAGGTGACGTATCAAATCAGGCTGATGTTCGATGCAATGAGAGCTAAGTATTTTGGAGAAATTCTCTTCAATTATCGAAAGGTCACCGGATGGAGAAACAAAGTCGATATTTGGTATTTTATCGATTGGCGCACCGTGAACTTTAGCTCTTTCCCGCAGAGATGATTGATCCATAACGTCAAAATATTTAACATTCGGTCCCATCGCGGTGGGACTATAAAATGGCCCAATCTCCAGAATACCACTTCCACTATCAACGATAGAGTAGATGCTCTCTCTCGTCGGAAAGGTTTTGGGTCTCGTTCTGGAAATCAGTCTGAGTGCACGTCTACGCATTCGGTTAAGCATATGCATTCCCCGTAAAGTAGTTGATGGCAATCAAACAGTTTTTTGCCGGCAGAGCAAAGAAAAAACCAGTTTTCACCATCCCCGCGCCTATCAAAGACGCCTTAGTTTTGTGTGAAGGCCATCCATGGAGGCGGCTTTTTCATCTCCCTCAGCGAGGAAGTCGCCATAGCAAAAAGCACGCAACGGCTAAAGCGGCAATTACGCCGCCCAATACAATCATATGATCTGAGATTGTGAGATTGAAGATAGTCATTCGCGATTCTTCTCTATCCAGACCATGAAGCCGATCAGGGCAAGCAGCGCGACCATTATCGTTCCGATAAACCACCAACTCATTCGCTCTCCTCCTCACAAGATAACTCTCATTGCGGGAGAAGGTTCAGTTGGCACGTATAAATTGAACAAAGCCCCGGTCAGTGTGCGTGCGAGGACGGGGCGGCCCCTCTTTGCAAAAAAAGGAGACGCCCGCGATGCTCGGGAACGTCTCCAAGTTCTGCACTTCAATCCACTGAAAAGCAGGACGTCAGTTTCTATTACAAGTGAAACCAGTCAAGGCTGGCTAGGTCACGAGTCTGTGAGCCGGACAGCGCCAATACGATAGTCTGGCTTGCGGCATCCCTATCAATCCGAAGTTTGAATGTTCTTGAAACTCGTTTCCGACTGGAAGCGGGTGCTTTGTCGTCACATCGACTCTTCACAAGGAATCCCCATGAACAAAACAACGTTCTTCGCGTATGCGAGGCGCGCGCCTTTTGGCGGGCGCTTGAGCCAGGCGCAGGTCGACGGCACGTCGGCAATTCTGGCCGAAGCAGAGCGGCGAGGCCTGCCGGACGAGCAGACGGCTTACGTGCTCGCGACAGCATTCCACGAAACTGGCGGCAAGATGCAGCCTATCGAGGAAAACCTCACCTACACCAGTGCCGCTCGCATAAGGCAGGTCTGGCCGTCGCGGTTCGCTTCTGTTGCTGCCGCCCAGCCTTATGTGCGTAATCCGCAGGCCTTGGCTAACAAGGTCTACGGCGGGCGCATGGGCAATACCGGTGCGAACGACGGCTGGCTATACCGCGGTCGTGCCTTGGCGATGATCACCGGGCGCGACAACTATAAGAAGTACGGCCTTGGCGATAACCCCGACTCCGCGCTGGAGATGGCGACGGCTATCCGCATCCTGTTTGACGGGATGATCAACGGCAAGTTTACCGGCAAGCGGCTGGCTGACTACTTCGGCGCCGGTAACGCTAACCCAGAAGGCGCCCGCGCCATCGTCAACGGCAGTGACAAAGCCAGCCTGATCGCCGGCTATTACCGCAACTTCCTCGACAGCCTTGTGGCGGCGCGCGAAATGAAGCCTGTCATTGCCGAAGACGCCAAGCCTGATGATGTGCCTCTGTTGCAGGACAAGACGGTGCAGACGATCGTCGCAGGCACAGGCGGGACGCTCGTTACCGGCCTTATCGGCGCAGTTTCCAATCCATGGGCATTCGCAACTGTCGCGCTCCTGCTGGTCGCAGCAGGCGCGGGCTTCTGGCTCTGGAAGAGCGGCAGGCTCGAACTGAAGAGGGTGGCGGCGTGAGCCTTACAAGGATTGCCATTGAATATGACAGCGACGCGGGAACGGCCACGGTGCGGATCGATAACGGCTCGCAGCAGTGGGACAACGCCAAACTCACAGTCTGCGATGCCACAGCAACCCGCGACGGCTATCTGCTGCCGCTCACAGGGCAGCAGCGCGCGCTTATTTTGACGGGAGTGCCGACATGACCTGGCTCTTAACCCTGCGTTCCAAGATCACAGGCTGGGCCGTGGCTATCGCTGCGGCCCTTGCGATTCTAGCGGGTGCTTACCTCAAAGGCAGGGCGGACAATGCCACAAGCGCCACCGCTGACCGGCTTAAAGCCGCCAATAAAGCAAGGAAGATCGAAGATGAAACCAGCAAGCTTGGCGGCGGCGATGTTGACGCTGCTCTGTCTCGGTGGATGCGTGACGGCCGGTAGCTATTGCGATGTCGCGCGGCCCGTCCGCCCGAGTGTTGAAGACAGCCTGACCGACGGCACGAAACGTCAGATCGTCGCAGAAAACACGAAACTTGAAAAGCTGTGCGGGGTGCGCCCGTGAGGACGCGAATGTGGCTGGCCTGCCTATGGCTGGGCGTAGCAGCAAGGGGGATTATCGGATGACCGGCGCTGAAATCATGGCCGTGGTCGGCTTCATCGTAATGCTGATGGGCTTTCTGTTTGGCCTCTGGAAGTACGTCGAAAGCCAGATCGCGAAAGCTGAAACGCGCAACGCTGCCAAAGCTGACGCTGCAACCGCTCTTGCCAGCCTGACGCGGCAGGAGCTTTCCGATTACAAGCTTCGCGCGGCAGAGACGTTCGCTACCAAGGCAGGCATGCAGGAGCAGACGTCGCAGATCATGCGAGCCATCGAAAGCGTAGCGCATCGCATTGATGGGCTCACCGAGCGGATTGATAATCTCATGCAGCCAAAATCGGTGAGAAGTAGAACTTAATTCCGTAAAGATTGGAACCAAAGATACTGCATACGCATTATATGTTCGGAAATACCAAATAAGAATGGAGAATATAATATGCGTCGTATTTTGCTAGCTGCTGTTGCAACTGCTGCACTCGTTTCTTTTGCAAATGCGCAGAACGCTACCGCAACACAAGAAGAGGCATTTGTTACTGCAAAGCCGACCGACGTTATTACTAGCAATATTCTAAATCTTGACGTTACGAATGCTAACGATGAGAGCATCGGCAAGATCCAGGATGTAGTGATGGGCGACGGTGACGTCGAAGGCTATATCGTATCGGTTGGCGGCTTCTTGGGCGTAGGCGAAAAGTATGTGGTCGTTGACCCGGATGCCATCGAGATTGTCTACTCTGAGAATGATAAGAAATGGTCGGCAAAAATGAACGCCACCAAGGAACAGCTCGAAAAGGCCACCGAGTTTAAGTACGAGGGTCGATGGGCCAAGTGACCAGTTTCTTAAGAGAGCGGCTTTCGGGCCGCTCTTTTTATTTAGTCCATTAACACCACATTTATCGAGATATTCCATCCTGCATATTGCGCCGCTCACCACGGTTAGCGAGGCTGTGCTGATCATTTCGTAACATCTAACTGATATTCTCGTCTTACAAGTTCGGCGATATTCTCGCGCCAATTGGGGTCAGACGCTTGTATTCTGTGCACTAATTCAACTTCAAGCCGAATGGAAATACTGGTCTTTTCGATTGGATTTTTTGGGCGACCACGGCGCTCACGCCTACGGGTTTCATTCATCAACAACTACACCTGTTCCATATTCACAAAGCGGAGGCTGGGGGATGAACCTTGCGTGAAGGTTGTGTTGCAGCTTTTCCATTTTCCACTTTACATCTCACCTCGAGACTCATTCTCTTTCCGCTTTCGGACGACCAATCCGAGCCGCTCACCACGGCTACCAACCGAACATGAGGAGACTGTATGTCCCATGACAGACAGGGCGCGGGTGCGCGCCTTTCATACGAAGAACTCCTGCGGCGCGCTGATGCTTACCGCGAGCACGGCACGCTGGTTAAGGCTGCCGCTGCGCTTGGCATAAAGAAGTCGGCATTTCACGAGAGCATAAAGCGGGCCGCGGAGATTGGGCTGTTGGGTCCGTCGCCGACGTTGCCCGGCTGTGCGATCAAAAGCCTGACTGAGATGCCGAACGGCACTTACGTGCGCCAGACGAAAGAGGCTGGCCCGGTCTATGAGCCTACGGCTGGCCTCGCTGTCAGGGGCAAGACAACGCTCGTGAACGCTGAAGGCAGGGTGATCACGCAGCACATCATGGAGCGGGCTGACGGTAAGGCGAGAGCCGGGGCGTTGGCCGCCATGGTCGATGCGCTCAAGGAAGACCTGCCGCGTGTCAGCATTATGCCAGCTCCGAAAGGCTGCCGCGAAGATCTGCTCAACCAGTTCACGATCACTGACAACCATTTCGGGATGATGTCATGGCGCGAAGAGACGGGCAGCGACTACGATCTGCGCATCGCAGAGCAACTTCTACTTGATTGGTTCTCTGCTGCTGTAGCGCAGGCACCTGACGCATCCACGGCTATTCTGGCACAGTTGGGCGATCTCATGCATCACGATGCATTGGAAAGCGTCACACCGGCACACAAGCACGTTCTTGATGCTGACAGCCGTCTGCAAAAAGTCATCCGGGTGGTAATCCGCACAATCAGACGCATCATCGATATGCTCTTGCAGAAGCATGAGCGCGTGCATGTTGTGATGGCTTCAGGCAATCATGATCCGGCGTCATCTGCATGGCTTCGCGAAATGCTGGCAGTCATGTACGAAAACGAGCCGCGTATCACCGTCGATAACTCGCCCTCTCTTTACTATGCCTTCGAATGGGGTCGAACGATGCTGGCCTATCATCATGGTCACAAACGCGGCGTAGCGAATATCGAGGCGACGATTGCTGGCATGTTCCGCGAAATGTTCGGGCGGTCGCTTCAAGCCTACGTGCACATCGGGCACAGACACAGCGACGATGCCCGCAAAGGCGCGCTGATGTATGTCGAGCAGCACGAAACGCTTGCCGCTCCTGACGCATACGCAGCGGGCGGAGGATGGCTATCTGGGCGGTCGGCAAAGCGGATCACCTACAGCAAAGAGTTTGGCGAAGTAGGTCGCGACATTCTTCGGCCTGAAATGGTCCAAGGCGCAGCGCGTGTGCCGGTGGCCGCGAATGATAATCAACCCAGTCGTGCGGCGGCCTAAAGAGAAAAGGCGGGCAAATGCCCGCCTCTAATTTGGTTGCCCTATTGTGCAGCGAGAATGCCTGCGATCAATCCGGTAGCGCCGGCGATCAGAAGATACTGGTTGTCGACCTTTACCCAATGCTGGCCACGGCCAGGCTTACGAAGGCCATAGCGATGGTAGTCGCGAATCTCCTGATGGCGACGCCAATCGCTGTAACGCTGCCCCTTCGACCACTGATGACGACCGTGGTCGCGGCGATCATGGCGATAGAACTCCTTGCCATGATGTGGGCGCTGCGGCTCGTAGCGATGCGGAGCGGGCTTGCCATGGTGGTAATCACGGGCCTGCGCCATCGGAGCGGCAACGAAGGTCATTGCGATGGCTGCTAGTACGGCTTTCTTGAACATAAATACTCTCCTTTGTTGTCCGCAACATATCGGGGACGAACTGAATGGCAGATGAACAGAGTTCGGCGCAAACATTAAATAAAATCAATGTGATATTAGTAATTCATTAACCAAAACACCAACCATCAAAGCACAAAATACGAGGAGAGAAATATGGAGCTACACCAGCTTTACGGCGTGCATAGACCGGGCGATGAATGGCCGGAAGAAGACCGCGCCGCGCGAGCGGCGGTTGAAGGACGACAGATCAGGGCGGGCGGGACAGTTATAAGCCGCGCGCCAAAACCTTACAACGATAGCCGCAAGCCACTCGTCATCATCGAAAGCCCGTACGGCGGCGATGTCGTGCGCAATACCGCTTATGCCCGCGCATGCCTTCTAGACAGCCTGCGCCGGGGCGAAGCACCGATTGCGAGCCACTTGCTACACACGCAAGTGCTGGACGACTTGCGGCCTGATGAGCGAGAACTGGGCATTGAGGCTGGCCTTGCATGGTATCGCGTGGCAGAGAGATGCGTGATCTACGAAGATCTTGGTATAAGCAATGGAATGAGAGCTGGTATTGCGCGCGCTTACGACCACGGCGTGCCGTGGGAATTTCGGAGTTTGACGGCATGGAGGGCAGCGGCGTGACGATACCAGAAGATATTGAAGCAACGGCAAAGAAGGCGGTGGAATTGTGGCTCCCACCGCGCGATGTGCGTGACGCCGCAATTGATAGCTTCGACATGAACGGGCTGGCAAATTCTGTGAAGGAGATCATCGCCCGCTCCATCCTCGCAGAGCGTCAGCGTTTCGCGGATGTGGCAACACGTGAGCGAGAGGCATGGTACGATCACGACGGCGAGCTCCTCGGGCCTGACGTTGCGGCCGCCATCCTCGCAGGAGAAAACCCATGAGTAACCTTGAAACAGCAATTGCGGTAGCGGCAGCGGCGCATATGGACCAGAAGAGCGACAACGGCGATCCGTACATTCTGCATCCACTGCGCGTTATGATGGCTCAGGAGACACGCGAAACGCAGATCCTCGCTGTTATGCATGACATGATCGAGCACACGAACACGTCGCTGAACGATATCTATTCGTTCGGCTTTGACGACGACATCGTTCTTGCCTTGAATGCGATCACCCGTCGCGATGACGAAGACTATCTCGTCTACGTCAAACGGGCCTGCTCCAATCCTATCGCGCGACCGGTGAAGATCGCAGACCTGCGCGACAATCTACGTGCCTATGGCGACGATGAGGAACATCGCGTGCGCTATACAGAAGCTCTCGAAATGATTGGGGAGGCGCCATGATCCCCTTCAAAGTTGGCGAAAAAGTCGTCTGCATCGATGCCAAGGTCGGCTTCGAACAGTTCATCGAGATCAAAGAGGGCGAAGTTTATACCGTAAGCTGGATCGGCCCGTTCGAGCACTACACGCAGGGCAGCTACATCGGTGTACGGCTCAAAGGCGTTGATCGCGGCATCTGCCCGCAGTTCGGGTATGACAATCCGCCGTTCGCAGCGCGTCGGTTTCGCCCGCTTGTTCGGGATAAGCTGTCGTCGGTCCGGGGACTACTTGCTGGTGGCCCTGTAACTGAGGAGTTTGAAGAGCCGAAGCGGAAGGTGAGGGAGGAAGTCTAATGGTTCCAGATGCACGAATTGATCGTGAGATGGCTGAATGGGCGCGCAGCGGTAGATCGGCCGCTGACATAGCAAAAGCGCCCGATTGCGACCGCCCTTTCTCGTCCGTCACTTCCGACGGCGGCAGCACGAGCTATTACGAGCTGCCTCCACAAGCGACCGAGCTAAACGACCTTATCGAGCACAAAGGCATGTCCTTCGCGCTCGGCAATATCTTCAAGGCTTGTTATCGGTTTGGGGAGAAAGACGCGGCCAGCCGAATGTATGATCTGAATAAAATCATCTATTTTGCGGAGAGGCTGAAAGCGTTGGAGACGAGAACGAAAACTTAG